CACCTGCCCAGACTCAGAGCGCTGCCGAGCCTGCTCCTTCAGCACCTGCTGCTCCTGCTGCGCCAGTAAAGCCGGCTCCCGCAAAACCTACTCCTCAGCCTGCAGCACCTGCCCAGACTCAGAGCGCTGCCGAGCCTGCTCCTTCAGCACCTGCTGCTCCGGCTGCTTCTTCTGCCTCTAAGAGCATTGAGGATGTTCGCGGAATGCTTGCAAAGAAGGTCAATGAGCATCGCGACGTAATCAAGCAGAAACTCAATGAGCTTGGAGCCCCGAGTGTAACAAAGCTTGACCCGGCTAAGTATGATGAAATGTATAACTTCTTAGAGTCACTGTAATTATGTCGAGTACAAAGAAATTGCAAAAAGCAGCTCAGAAGTTTCGCAGAGAAAATCCAAAGCTTTATGCTCAGTATGCTATTCAATGCTGTTATTTGGCAAAATTGATAAAAGAATATGGCTCAAGCGACAAGTAGTACTAAACCACAGAAACATAGTCAGAGGAGTCATGCACTCCTCTCGGCTTCTGGAGCAGGAAGATGGCTGAATTGTACTCCGTCTGCCAAGCTTGAAGATGAATACGGAGAAAAGAAGTCTTCGGTATATGCAGAAGAAGGTACATTAGCTCATGAGCTCTCAGAGCTTTACCTGAGAAAAGATACACTTAACAGCATTAGTGAGCAAGACTTTGACCAAAGGCTCGAAGAGATAATGGCAAATGACCTGTTCAGCGAGGAAATGCTTGATGTAGTTCCGACTTATACAGACTATTGCGCAGCTCAATTAGGCGCCGCTCAAGAAGACAATCCGTATGCTATAATGGAAATAGAGCAGAAACTCGATTTGACGGACTTTATACCAGAGAGCTTTGGAACAGCTGACTGTGTTATTATCAATGACAACCTTATGGAAGTTATTGACTTAAAATATGGAAAAGGTGTTCCAGTATATGCTGAATGGAATAAGCAACTTATGCTTTATGGGCTTGGAGCTTTGCAGAAATATGATACAATGTATGATATAACGGAAGTGCGATTGACCATTATACAGCCTCGCATTAACAACATATCAAGTTGGCAAATATCTGTTGAAGAACTCCGCAGATGGGCAGAAGAGGAGCTTAGACCAAGAGCTGAACTTGCTTTTGAAGGTAAAGGAGAACTTAATGCTGGAGATTGGTGCAGATTTTGTGCTGTGCGTAATCAATGTCGTAAGCTTTATGAGCAACAACTCGAAATTGCACAACACGAATTCGCAGACCCAGAGTTGTTAACCGATGATGAGATTGCTGATATAGTTAAGCGCGTGCCTAAGCTTATAGAATGGGCTAATTCAATAACAGAATATGCACAAACTAAAGCGGTTAACGAGAATAAGCAATGGCCGGGGCTTAAATTAGTTGAAGGAATTAGTCGACGCAAATGGGTTGACGAAGACCAAGCTTCTAATGCAATTTTTGCTCGTTGTCCTGAGTTATCAGAAGATGAGATTTTCAATATGAAACTCAAGCCGATTACTTCTATTGAGAAGTTAGTAGGCAAGAAGCGTTTTGAGGAAATTTTATCTGACGTGGTTGTAAAACCTCAAGGTAAACCTACTCTTGTACCGCTTGAAGATAAAAGACTAGCAATGGGATATAATCAAGCACAATTAGATTTTGCAGATAATGGAGAATAATGACTATTTGCCTGATTGGGCAATTATTGAAAAAAGTAATAACAACTAAAAATTAAAGTAAAATGGAAAATTCAACAAAAGTTGTAACTGGCAAAGTAAGATTTTGCTATGTGAACGTGTTTGAGCCCACAGCTATGAACGAAGGTGATACTCCTAAGTATAATATCTGTATTCTTATTCCTAAGACAGATACTAAAACTTTGGAAAAGATTAACAAGGCTATCGAGGCTGCTAAGCAAGCAGGTAAAGCTAAGCTCGCAGATAAGAATGGCAAAATACCTTCAAACCTCAAGTTGCCTCTGCGCGATGGTGATGACGAGCGTGGTGATGACCCTGCATTCGAAGGCATGTATTTCATCAATGCTAATAGCCAGCGTAAACCGAGCATTGTGGACAAGGAACTTAATCCTATTATGGAAAAAGAAGAGTTCTACAGCGGTTGCTATGGCCGTGCATCAATCAACTTCTATGCCTTCAACGTATCATCAAAAGGTATTGCAGCTGGGCTGAATAATCTTCAGAAGCTCGAAGATGGTGAGATGTTAGCCGGTGGCTCTACTGCTGAAGAGGACTTTGGCGGTGAGAACGAATGGGATGATGAGTTGATGTAATATCGGGCATTTGTTTACGCCGGGATAGGCCCGGGCTAATTAGTCCGGACCTATCTTTTATGGGATAGTAAGTTTAACTGGTAAAACAGGGCGAGGTATGGGCGTTCACTTGCGGGTTCGACTCCCGTCTATCCCACTACCATAAATATCAAATAAAATAATAATGGCAAAAAATCTTTTTATAGACGTTGAAACATATTCATCTGTAGATATTAAAGAGTCTGGAGCTTATAAGTATATTGAGTCACCAGACTTTGAAATTCTTATAATAGGATATGCTTTAGATGATGGACCAGTTAACATTGTTGATTTAGCTCAAGGCGAAGAAATGCCTGAAGAGTTTGAAGAAGCATTGCTTGACCCAGAGTGTGTAAAAGTTGCTCATAATGCAGTATTTGAGCGACTTAGTTTTAAGCGAATAGGTTATAACATCCCAGCAGAACAGTGGTATTGTACCTCTGTAAAAGCTGCGTATTGTGGTTTACCACTTTCTTTGGACGAAGTATCAAAGGCTCTTAATCTTACAGATAAAAAGCTAGATACTGGTAAAGCGCTTATTAAATACTTCTCATGCCCATGCAAAGCAACTCGAGTTAATGGCATGCGTACTCGGAATTATCCTGAGCATGCTCCTGAAAAGTGGGAAATGTATAAGGAATATAACAAGTATGACGTACTTGCAGAACGTGAGATATTTAAGAGATTAGAGGCATATATCATTCCTGATATTGAGCGCAAGATGTATGTGCTTGACCAGAATATAAATGATAGAGGTATTTTGGTTGATATGGAATTAGCAGAGTCTGCTATCGCAGTAGATAACACATATACTTCTATCTTAACGCAACATGCTCAACAGCTAACAGGGCTTGAAAATCCAAACTCACCAGTTCAAATTAGGCAATGGGTTGAAAAGACAACAGGATGTGTTGTTATGTCACTTTCAAAGGAAACAATGCCTGATTTAATGAAAGAGTTTGCAGATTATCCAGATGTTATCGAGTTGCTTAATATACGCAAAAAGCTCTCAAAAACGTCTATTAAGAAGTATTATGCTATGCTTAACTGCGCCATGAAAGACCATAGAGTCCGTGGTACATTTCAATTCTATGGTGCAAATAGAACTGGACGATGGGCAGGTAGGCTATTGCAATTGCAGAACTTATCAAAAAATCATATATCACATATAGAAGTACCACGTGAAATGATTAGAGCACGTGATTGGGAGTCGGTTGAGATGGTGTATGATGATGTTGCAGATATTTTGTCTCAGTTAGTAAGAACAGCTCTTATAGCATCGCCTGGTAAAGTATTTAGTGTCGCAGACTTCTCAGCCATTGAGGCGCGTGTTATATCTTGGCTTGCAAACGAAAAATGGCGAATGGACGTATTCCGCGGAGACGGTAAAATCTATGAAGCTACAGGAGCAAAGATGTTTAATGTGCCAATATCTGCTATTACAAAAGGCTCAGTACTTCGCGACAAATCAAAGATTTCAGAGCTTGCGCTCGGTTATGAGGGCTCATTAGGAGCACTTAAGCGAATGGGTGGTGAACGTATGGGCTTATCAGATACTGAAATGATGAGCCTGGTGCGTAAATGGCGCTCGGCAAACCCTGCAATTGTAGATATGTGGAAAGAAATAGACGAAGCATCGAAAGAGGCTGTCAGATACCAAAGACCAGTATCATGCACATGTAGAAATATAATTTTCGACTGTAATGGTGAGTTTATGACAATACAATTGCCATCTGGCAGAAAGCTATTCTACTATGGACCTAAATTCAAAGATAAGAAGATAGGCCGTTCTACAATGCCAACTCGAGTATTATGTTACCAAGGAGTTGTGCAAGAAACTAAGCAATGGGGTGAAATTGATACGTATGGAGGTAAATTAACAGAGAACATTGTACAGGCTATTTCAAGAGATTTACTTGGCAATTCTATGTTAAATCTTGAGGCTAATGACTATCATCCTGTGTGCCATATACACGATGAGGTTTTGTGTGAAGTCCCAGAAGAGAATGCTCAAGCATACTATGAAGAAATGGCAAGCATTATGGGCACTCCTCCTGAATGGGCATCAGACCTTCCACTAAGAGCAGATGGATATACAACACCATTCTACTTAAAAGATTAAAAATATGATTTGGTTGTGTTTATATATTGTTTACGCATATTATGCAAGTAGATAAATTGAAATACGATGAAAATTTGAGCATAGCAGTTGGACTAAACGTTTCAAGTAAAGTATGGAAAAATACCAAAACTACTTGGAGCAATTTAGTTCAAAAGCTAGCTACTCCTGTAGTAACCGCTGAAACATATAAGCGGTTTATGAGTGCCACAAAAGAAGAGCAAAGTAAGATAAAAGACGTAGGCGGATTTGTAGGCGGATTTCTTACAAATGGTAGGCGTGATAAAACAAATGTACTTTACCGCCAGTTAATTACATTGGATATTGACTTTTCTCATGAGAACTTTTGGTGGGACTTCCAAATGCTTTTTGATTGTGCGGCAGTTATACACTCAACTCATAAGTCATGCCCTGAAAAGCCACGACACAGATTGATAATTCCACTTGATAGAGAAGTATCGCAAGAAGAATATCAAGCTATTGCTCGAAAAGTCGCTGGTGATTTAAACATAGATTTATTTGACCAGTCGACTTTTGACGTAAATAGACTTATGTTTTGGCCGTCTGTTTCATCTGACGCAGAATACTACTTTGAGTATCAAGACGGACCATTCCTTGAAGCTGATTATATACTTAGCTTATATAATGATTGGCATGATACGAGTGAATGGCCAACTGCTACAGATAGCACAGATGTAATAATGCAAGCTATCAAAAAGCAAGAAGACCCAGAAGATAAAAAAGGCATAATTGGTGTTTTCTGTCGTACTTATACTATACAAGAAGCTATTGAGACTTTTCTTTCAGATGTATATACACCAGCTGGAGAAGGGCGATATACGTATATAAATGGCTCTACAGCTGCGGGCTTAATAGTCTATGATGATAAATTTGCATATTCTCATCATGGAACAGACCCTGCTGGAGGTAGACTATGTAATGCATTTGACTTAGTTCGCATACATAAATTTGGCCATTTAGATACAGGCAAAGAAAAAGAAGACAAAGATAAAAAGAGCTTTAAGGCAATGGAAGAATTTGCCTCTAAGGACTCTACAACAAAAAAGCATATTGCTGAAGAAAAGTTTGCTGAAGCTAAATTCGAGTTTGCAGAAGAAGCAAAAGCAGAAGTTCCTGAAGAATATGATACTTCATGGACAGAAGAGCTTGACGCTAATACAAAAGGCGAATATGATAATTCTGCCAATAACTTGAATATAATAATTCAGCATGACCAATTCTTAAAAGATGTATTTAAGCTAAACATTTTTGATAATAAAAGATATGTTACACGTTCGTTACCATGGCGTAAAGTCGATACTGTGGAGCCTCTTCGTGATGTTGACTATTCTGGTGTTCGTAATTACATTGAGTGTGTTTACGGCATTGTGTCAAGTCAAAAAGTGGACGACACGCTTGCGCTTGAATTTGAAAAGAAAAAGTTCCATCCGATAAGAGAGTATATATGTGCTCAAAAGTGGGATGGCATACCGAGAGTTAATACATTATTGATTGATTATTTTGGAGCAGAAGATAACGCTTATACTAGAGCCGCCATTAGGAAGACGTTGGTGGCGGCTGTTGCGAGGGTATTCGAGCCAGGTATTAAGTTCGACACAGCGCTTATACTTGTCGGAGAACAAGGAACATATAAAAGTACTTTCGTTAAAAAGCTCGGCATGGAATGGTTCTCAGATACATTCACGACTGTGCAAGGCAAGGAGTCATTTGAACAGATACAAGGGGCGTGGCTGATTGAAATGGCAGAGCTTTCAGGCCTTAAGAAAGCAGAAGTAGAGTCAATAAAGCATTACATATCAAAAAGAGAAGATATGTTTCGTCCAGCTTACGGAAGAACAGTAGAAACATATAAACGCCAATGCGTGTTTTTTGGTACTACTAATAATAAAGATTTTTTACGAGACCCTACAGGAAATCGTCGCTTTATGCCTATAGACGTAAGACCAGAGTATGCCACTAAATCGGTTGTAGATGACCTTACACAGGATGAAGTAGACCAAATATGGGCTGAGGCATATCAATTATATTTATCGAAAGAGCCTTTATACCTTGTTGGTGATGAAGATATAATTGCTAAGATTGAACAGCATAAACACTCAGAAATGGATGAACGCAAAGGTATTATTGAAGAATACCTCAATACTAAATTTCCTGAAGACTGGGACAAAATGGATTTGTATGATAGAAGACGTTGGCTTGAAGACCCGTTATCTAAGAATGGTACGATTCAAAAAGATTTTGTCTGTGTGGCAGAAGTATGGTGTGAATGTCTTGGTAAAGAAAAGAATGATATGTCAAGGTATAATACAAGAGATATTAATGAAATTCTTAGGTCTTTGTCTGAATGGGAGGCAATAACATCTACTAAGAATTTTTCATTATATGGTAAACAAAAATATTATAAACGTAAAGATAGTTTGTTATGATAGTAAATTTTTATAAGAAAAACGGTATAGAAGCTCGTAATTACAAGCTAATTGCTTCTAAGAATATAGATTGCATTCCACAAAAAGGAAACCTTATTGTATTCTCTGGGCAATTGTTCGTAATAGACAAAATATGCTTTGATATAGATAAGTGTGAATATAATCTTTATATTATAAGAGTATGATTATTAAGCAATATATAGTAGAGTGTGATAAGTGCGGCAAGCTGATTGGTATTTATAACCATTATAAGCCAAGCTTAAAACAATTACGCAAATGCTGTGGAATTGTTATAATAAATAATAGTACGCCACGGCTAATATGTAAAGATTGTATAAAGCATGATGATAGACAGTGAAAAAGTTATAGAGCGCAAATTGGCCGAGCTTGTTAAAATAAACGGTGGTATGTGCATAAAACTGCTGTGTGACCAACTTATAGGCTTACCAGATAGAATGTGCTTATTTCCAGGCCATAAAATAGTTTTTGTGGAATTAAAAACAACTGGACGAAAGCCTAAACGCATACAGGCATATATGCACAATAAACTTAGAGCTTTGGGTTTTAGAGTTGAAGTAATAGATACGATAAAAGGCGTTGAACAATTTATAGATAGTATAATTTATGATAAGTAACATAGTTGCATTTATAATAGGTGCTTTGTTTGGTTTAGCTTGTTTAGCTATATTTAACAGTAACAAAAGATGAAAGAAACAGATTTACATAAATACCAATTAGCTTGCGTGCAGCATATAATCGAGCATCCATTTTGTGGTGTATTTGTAGATATGGGCCTTGGCAAAACCATATCAACTCTTACTGCTATAAATTATTTGATGTTTGATTATTGTGAAGTTAATTCTGTATTAGTTATAGCTCCAAAACGAGTGGCTGAGTCAGTTTGGCAAGAAGAAGCAGAGAAATGGGAACATACAAAGCATTTGCGCTTTTCTAAGATTATAGGTACTGCTAAACAGCGAATAGCAGCTGTTATGGAAACAAAAGCTGATATTTATATCATATCAAGAGATAATGTTGCATGGCTTTGTGCTTTATATGGCGGAGGCAAATTACCTTTTGATATGGTAGTAGTCGATGAGCTTAGCAGTTTTAAGTCTTATAAATCAGAGCGTTTTAAGGCATTACGCGGCGCAAGACCTTATCTTAAAAGGCTAGTAGGACTAACTGGTACACCCGCTCCAAATGGACTTATTGATTTGTGGCCTCAAATATATCTTATGGATAGAGGCGAGCGCCTTGAAAAGACAATATCCAGATATAGAGAAAGGTATTTTCGGCCAGGTCAAACAAATGGTCATGTCGTATATTCATACGATTTGATGAGTGACTCAGAATATCTAATACATAAGAAAATAGAGGATATTTGCATAAGCATGAAAGCCGATGATTATCTTGAAATGCCGTTTAGGACAGATAACTATATAAAGCTTAGAATGCCTGAAGCTCTAAAGAAGCAATACGATGACTTTGAAAAGAATAAAGTGTTTGACTTAATAAGCGCTACTGAAACGGTTGAGCAAGAAGACGAAAATGGTAATTCAGTATTTGTTGAAAAGCCTGTGGAAGTAAACGTAGTCAATGCCGCTGCCCTTTCAAATAAATTACTTCAATTTGCTAATGGAGCTATATATGATGAAGAAAGAAATGTGTTTCCAATTCATGATATTAAGCTTGAAGCTCTTAAGGAGATAATTGAAGATGCAAATGGCCAATCTGTGCTTGTAGCATGGACCTATCAATTCGATAGGGATAGAATCGTGGAATATCTTAAAAAATATAAGCCAAGAGAGCTTAAAAACAATAAAGATATTGAAGACTGGAATGCTGGTAAAATACAAGTTATGTTAGCGCATCCAGCATCAGCAGGCCATGGGCTTAATCTTCAAGCAGGAGGCAGTATAATAGTTTGGTTTGGGCAAACATGGAGTCTTGAATTATATCAGCAGTTTAATGCTCGATTATATCGGCAAGGACAGCAAAATCATGTTGTTATAAATCATTTGATATTGCAAGGCACTCATGATGAAGATGTAATCAGAGCACTTAAAGCAAAAGATAAAAAGCAGAATGCCTTAATGAATAGCATAAAAGCAAAAATTGGCAAATATAAAAAATATATGTAATATGGGAAGAAATGGTAAAAAAGCTCCAGTATTTCTGGAAATGGTAAAATTTGTTAACGATAATGTTGGCAAAGTAGTAAGTTCAAAAGAAATTCTGCTTGGTAAAGAGCCAGGTAGAAACTCAGAAACCGCATATCTTTATAAGTTTGTAAAGCTTGGATATGTAGAGCCTGTAGACGATAATAGCTTTGTGAAAGATAAAACAGCAAGCTTTAAGGTGATAAAAGAATTTCCTAAGCATTACAATTCTGTTATGTTTATGGATGAACTGAGAGTAGCAAATGGGTATATACCAGATAATCGTAAACGTAAAGTATATTGATATGAAAGCAACAGATGTACAAATAGGTGGTAGCCATTATAAAGATATGGCTATGCAACCAATAGAACTTATAACTGCTTTAAGATGCTCTTTTATACAAGGATGCATTATAAAATATATTAGTAGGTATAAAGCTAAAAATGGAGTGCAGGATATAAAGAAATGTATTCATTATGCTCAGTTAGCTATTCAGTTAGGAGATAAAAGAAGATGCAATGATAAAGCTCTCTCTCTTAATATAAATAAGTTTATTATTAAAAATAAGCTAACGATACTTCAGCGGAGAATTATTACTCAAACTGCATATAATAATTATGAGCAAGTTATTCAATTTTGCAAAGAATTACTGCAAATAGAATATCCAGAAGAGCAATAAAATCTGGCCAAGTTAAGAAGTGTTAAGTGAGTGCATTTTATAATGAAAAAATTTTCTATTCTCGGAGAAAATTAGTATATTTGCATATCTAAATAAAGATAATAAAATGGACAAGAAAAGAACCTTTCAGCAAATAGCTAAAGATATAAAGTCAACATGGCTTAATGTATATTTTGGTGCGGTGCCTTATTTAGAGGCAATGTTAACGCTTGACACTTCAGACCCGAATGCTATGTATTTTTATGATACTGCAGGAGATATTGTTAGATACTTCTTGGCAAATGCACAAACATTTAGAGGTGCTGATGCAAAAAGATTAAAAGAAGAACTTAAAAATTTAGTAGTGTAATGAAGAAAATAATTATCGGACTATGTGTTATCATAGTAATACAAGCTTTATGTATTGTCTATATGAATAGTGCTATAGGCCAAAATACTAAGCATATAGAAGCTTTAGAACAATATACAAAAGCTCAAATATATAAGAAAGATGCACAGCTTTATCTTATGAATTCTCAATGGAACAACCCAGAAGTTCATAAGCTATTGGCCGACTCTTGTAAAATGGATTGTATTAACTATAAAAACGGTAAATAATCATGGCTAACATCTTAGAACAAGCAAACAAGATTGTAAATGAACGCTCAGAGGAAAAAGAGCGTCAATACGGACCATTTCAGGCATCAATGGAAAAAGCAGCAGCTATTTATAATTTGATGTCGCCAAAAGACCAGCAAATTACAACAGCTGGAATGTATAGAGCAATGATTGCTCTTAAGCTATCACGTGAGGCATATAGCCACAAAGAAGATAACTTGCTTGATGCAGTTGCTTATATGGGCGCATTAAATAATTACCTTGAACTTAATAACTCAAAATGATATGACACAGAAAACAGATTTTGAAGATATAAAAGCTGAAATTCTTAATCGTGCTAAAGCAGCTAAAGCATGTACTGAGCAATACAGCCGAGCGTATAAATCTGAAACACTTCAAGAATTATGCAGCGTTATTAAAGACAATTTTAATTGGTGCTTTAACAACAAAGTTATTACTTCTAACTTGCTAATGCAATATCGTGAGGATTTTGCTCAAAATGATATATTTATCAACATTTCGGTTCGGTCTGGGTTTCTTTTGTGCGACAATGCCACAGTGAAAGCATGGGGTAATGCCACAGTGAAAGCATGGGGTAATGCCACAGTAGAAGCATGGGACAATGCCACAGTAGAAGCATGGGACAATGCCACAGTGAAAGCATGGGACAATGTCACAGTGAAAGCATGGGACAATGTCACAGTGAAAGCATGGGGTAATGCCACAGTAGAAGCATGGGACAATGCCACAGTGAAAGCATGCAGTAATGCCACAGTAGAAGCACGGGACAATGCCACAGTGAAAGCATGCAGTAATGCCACAGTAGAAGCATGCAGTAATGCCACAGTAGAAGCATGGGACAATGCCACAGTGAAAGCATGGGACAATGTCACAGTGAAAGCATGGGACAATGTCACAGTGAAAGCATGGGGTAATGCCACAGTAGAAGCATGGGACAATGCCACAGTGAAAGCATGCAGTAATGCCACAGTAGAAGCACGGGACAATGCCACAGTGAAAGCATGCAGTAATGCCACAGTAGAAGCATGCAGTAATGCCACAGTAGAAGCATGGGACAATGCCACAGTGAAAGCATGGGACAATGTCACAGTGAAAGCATGCGACAATGCCTATTGTACTTCACACTGTATTATAGAATGCAAATTATATAACAATGCTATTTATAGAGTAAAAAGCACAAATACTGTGTATTATTCATCTGACAACATAAATTTTATTAAACAATAATTATGGCAAAAGTGTATAACACAACAGACCTCAGACCTGACCAGGCCTTTGAGCGTCACGTATTCCACAGAGACCAATTTGCGCATTATCTGCGATGGACTCATATCTTGAAAGAAGCCAAAATTGGTGAGTCTATTGTTGATTTTGGCTGTGGAGCTGCTAACTTGCTTGAGGTATTATACAGAAACAAGTTTAAGCAAAAAGAATATATTGGTATCGATATTCGCGAAAAAACAATTCAAGAAGCAGCTGAGAAGTATGCCAATGTACCTTGGGCTCATTTCTATGTTGCTGACCTTGTTAAAAACTATATGGATTTCAGCAAGTTTAATGCTGACAAAGTCTGTGCTTTTGAAGTGCTCGAGCATGTTGGCAAACAGAATGCAGATGCATTTCTGGAGAACTTCAAGGCTTGTGGCAATAATAATGCTACTTATTACCTTTCAACTCCAAACTATGACCCATCTGTAGGAGCAGCTGGTAATCATACTTATGACTCAGGTGATGGTCGCGGAGTTGATGTGCAAGAGTTTGACCATTGGGAACTCGAAGGCATATTGTTGAAGCATTTCAACATAGTAAAGAAGTTCGGTACATTTGCTTCAGCTAAAGACTATAAGCCACTGATGAACGATTGGCAGCAGAAAATGTTTGATGCTCTTAAAGAGTATTATGACTCAAACCTCATTGCCAATATCATGGCTCCTATGTTCCCGGATGCTTCACGTAATACTCTTTGGGTATTAAAGCGCAAGCCAGGAGATATAAAAGTTGCTCCTAAAGTCATTGAGCAACCAAGTTTATTCGATGACGATTTAATGTAACATATATGTTGGACTTAATTGCTAATTTGGCATCATTATGAAAAGTTTAATTTCAGTAACTCCAAGAGAATTTAAACGCAACTTCAACGAAGTAATGAAAATGTGCACAGATATGTGCAGGACAACCAATCAGGAGATTATTATCACTGTTCCTACGAGCAGAAAGTCAAATACTCATGCAGAAATAGCTAAGCTCATTCCTGTAGAAAATGGCAGAGGTATTAAGTATGAGTACAATAAAGAACTTATGTATAAGCATGGCATTAATGCTTCTAATCCTAAGCTTTTAAAAATTGGAGCTATCATGGCTGATGCTTTTGAAAAAGAAGGAGTTTACAGCCTTATAAGTCCAGAAGTTGAACATAGACTTGCTAGAGCTGTAGAAACAGCAGCTAAGGAACTTGTTAAAATGATGTAGCAATGAAATTTGCAAAAATAAGAAATGTAAAGTCCCCTGTTCGCGGGACTGGTAAAGCAGCAGGAATTGATTTTTTCGTTCCTAACTTTGGAAATAACAAAGGCTTTATTGTAAATCCAGGAACTGATGTTTTGATACCATCAGGTATTAAGATGGAAATTCCAGAAGGATATATGCTTATGGCAGCTGATAAATCAGGAGTTGTAACTTCTAAATGGGCTTGCCTTGGAGCTGGTAGAACACCGAAAGCAGAAGCATTTGAAAGCATCGTTATCCTCGGAGCCAAGATTGTAGATGAAGATTACCAAGGTGAAATTCATATACACGTTGTTAATGTCGGTAAAGCCAAGGTCCACATTAAGCCAGGTATGAAAATAGCACAATTTATTCTTGTGCCTGTATCGTATGAAGGCCTTGAAGAAGTTTCTGAGTCAGAGCTTTTCAGCCGTTCATCTGAGCGTGGTGATGGAGCACTCGGGTCTACTGGGTCATACTAAAAATAACTAAATTGAAATTAATTATGAAAGCAATTGGAATTAAAATGGTTGACTTACAACCAATGACAGCTAATGAAGCTATAGAAAAAGGTTATAAAACCAATAATTACACTGGTGAAGAAAAAGGTTATGAAGTAACTTATCCAGATGGCTATAAATCTTGGTCGCCAAAAGCTGTTGCTGATAAGGCTTATTTTAAATTAGCTGATGAACACGGTGAAACAATTAAGCAAGAAGACATTGAAAGGTTTATTGCTAAAGAGAGCGTCACAACAGCTGGAAGTAAAAATACGGTAGTTACTCTTGCTACAATTACTGGTTTTGAAGCCAATGGTATTTCTTCATGCGTAAAACCAGAAAATTATGATGCTAATATAGGCAAAAAGTTTGCTAGACCACATGCGGTAGACCAAATTTGGGCTGGCTTAGGATTCGTTCTTCAGTGGGCAAAATATGGACTAACATTCAACAAATAATCAATTTATTCACTATTCTCGCGCGCGATATCGCACTTTAAGTATGAAGCAAAAGATTTATATTCAGAAAAACAGGTGGGCTCTAGGACGCGCGAGAATATAACTTTAAAGATTATGGCAGAAATTCCTCAAATAATTAATACAAGCCAGTTTCTTAGGTTCGCAGCTGTATATGCTAACAAGTTCAAAGCGAATAAAGGATATGGCAGATGGCTTGCAGAGTACGAGCACATGGATAAAGCCGATATGTTTAAACCAGAAAATATAAGAGAACAGTATATAAAAATACTCAATGGCACGAGCCGGTTATCTTATATTTATTGGGATGCTATTCACCATATAGGAATACAAGCTCTCGATGCTACCAAAGCTTTTGTGTCAACCGATTCATTTGAAATAAGAGTAATTACTGGCGAAATAGCATTTGACGATAACGACGAAGAACTTACAGGCTTATCTATGGAAGAAGCAATAAGTATTTGCAAAGCCATGAATGATGAAGCCGAAGAGCTTTTGTTTAGAGTTTATAACAGTAATACAAATAAACTTGTTAAATGATATGGCAACAATAGCTGAAAATACTCTTATAATAGATAGTCCTATGGACTTGGAAGCTGAGATGTGCCGATATAATTGCCACACAAAAGAAGAGCTTGAAGAAGTTCTCTGGAATGATTATGGTGCAACTCTAGTATTAACATTTGAATACGAGGAAACATGAATATATCATATAAAAATGCGACTGAGGCTTTTGAAGACCTATATGCTTTTATTATGGGTCAAGGAGTAGATACTAATGTTGGAACAAAAGCTGTTTACAATGTTGGTTTTTATTTACTTAATCCTCAGCAACGTGTCATAACAACAGAATGGCGTAAATTCAGTGAACGATATGCTGAGCGCGAATATGCTTGGTATATGTCAGGCGATAGGAGTGTAGCAGAGATTAAAAAGTTTGCTCCTATGTGGGATAAAATGCATGGTGGAGATAACATTGTCAATTCTAATTATGGATGGCAGTGGACTCGCAATGGCCAATTGGCAAAGTGCATTGAACAGCTTAAAGAGAATAAAGATACTCGTCAAGCTTGGTTTACTATATTTGACGGTAAAGAAAAAGATGACTATGAATATGATACACCTTGTACACTATCAGTCGGATTTGATATTAAGCCTCAAATAGGAACTCTTGATATGTGTGTAACTATGCGAAGCAATGATTTGGTTTATGGTTTTTGTAATGACCAGTATTGTTGGACAAAGCTTCAACAATTAGTTGCGGATGAGCTCGGTGTGCCAATAGGCACTTATTACCATTTTGCTCATGATTTGCATATATATAAGAGACACTTCGATATGCAAGAAAAGTATTATAAACAACAACTTAAAAACTTATAAAAATGAAGCTGGAAGATTTGAAAGTTATTGATATTATTCAAATGCCCCAGTTTGAAAAGCATATTGAGACTTTGATTAAGGATTTGTACTTAACTCGTACGAAGATTATGAATGAACATCCAGATGTTCAATTCAAAAGAGGTCCCATCAAAAGACTACAGGAGAAAAAGGTATTTGGACCTAAAGCTCTTGCTGCTCTTTACGCGAAAGTAGTCGATAAGACTATAAATACAAGCGAATATCCTTCTACACTTAGAACTTTTATTAAAGGGATAGGTGATGAAGCTTTTCATAGAACCTATCTTGAGTTAAAACAAGTAAAAGAGGGAGAAAAAGTAGAAACAATAATGGTTAAAAAAGAAGAAGATGAAAAAGGTGCTTAAATTTTTATGGAGATGTGTAGGTGTACTTTATTTCCCTATATATCTATTAGCATGGGTATTGCATAAAATAGCAAGACTCACACTTGCAATCGCATACTTTGGAATGCTTGAAAAGCAAGTTGGAAAAGACATTATCAAGTCGTTATTTAAGTGGCATGGAAGATATTAAGCAATATGGAGACTTAACCGAAAAGGAACTCTTTGAATTTCTCGATGAAATTAAAAGCGATGATGAGGATATTCAAGAGGCTCAATCTGAGGCAATTGAAAAAATTACCTTGGAAGAAGAGCATGTTGAATTATCTGAAGAAGAGCAGGAAAACAGAGAGATTGAAGCTAGATATGGAGATAAAATGCCATGGACAGGCTTGGGTCCAAACAATTGCCGAGGTGTAAAACTGTTTGGACCTGAGGGACAGCGCAGAGCTGCGATGGCTAGCATAGAAGCTAAAAGGAAAAAGTCTCAACGGCTTAAAGAAGACAGAATACGTATTCAGCGTGAAGCTTTCAGGCAAGAATATATACGCCTGAGTGACCCTATAGGAAATGAAAGGATTAAGCTGTTAGTTTCATCACTTGTTAAAGAACACACAAGAATGGTTGATAAATACTCAACTTATATAAACAAGCGATTAACTACTTTACTTAATCCTTTTATTCCACGTAGGTTAAGAATATGTAAAAGCTTATATCCTGACTCAATTCGCCCATGCCCTGGCTTTTTATATAAAGCAAGTGAGGAATATGGTGCTGGGTTAACTTTCTGGGCAATGCCGAATATCCCATATTATTTTGCTCAAAATACAGAGCAGAAAGTTCTTATGGAGCATAAATCGCCATTCTTGGTAAATGTAGACCAGTCCATAAAGTTCTATCATGAGCATCTTAAAAAAAGAGCGGACAAAGAGCTTAAATATGCTTCTTTAATATATCAAAAAGGCGTATATTCATACTTTGACCTGTTAAGGCTTAATCCATTTTGGTATGAAGTTTTATATAATGATTTGCAAAACAAGATTAAAGAAATGGTATGAAAAGTAATAACACTAAATTAGCATTGCCAAGAATTTTAATCTATCAAGATGAAGACTGTAAAATCCTGGTAGATTATTTGGTGTATAACGGCTTTCAAGTAATAACCTCAACTGAGAATGATATACTAATCAAAATCAGAGAAAAGAATTATGACTTATGCATATTAAGCCATTATAAAACAACAGATGCCTCTATGAGGCTAAAGCCATTAAAATTTTTGCGCAAATCAGATGATAAAATACCGGTAATAATGGTATCGGATAAGGCTCGATATGAGTATGTTATTGAAGCATTTGATGAAGGCGCAGATGATTACGTTATAAGACCATATAACATTGAGGAGCTTATAAGAAGAATAAAAGCCGTTCTAAAAAGATGTGGTGTGCGAGTAAGAAGTATAGAGCCATCTTATGAGATAGGCGATTACCTGTTTAATACAGTAGATAAAATTCTTACTATAGGCAATGTAAAAACACAGCTTAATAATAAACAAAGCCAAGTTCTTGCTTTATTATGTGCCTATAAAAATGAAACATTACCTAAGAAAATACTTATGCAACAAGTATGGACTGATGATAACTACTTTAATAAACGTAGCTTAGACGTCCATATATGTATGCTGCGAAATATGCTTAAAATGGATAACCGAGTAGCTATAGAAACCATACGAGGAGTCGGTTATTCTCTCGTTATAGAAGAGGATGAAAGCTTAATGTAAAAAAGGCAGACTACTTTTCTGTAGTCTGCCTTATATTTCTCTCGTTCACTTGTTAAGCTATGCGCTTCTTGAAATTCTTCAAAAAATACAAGCTCATTTTTCCTGTCGCAAAATCCTCATCTTGATTGCCTGTATGAAAACACTTAAGGCCATATTTATTGGTATAAACCTTAAAATCACCGCGTAATTCTCTCGTTCCAGTTTGGTTATTAAACCACCACACTCTAATATGATTTGCATCAAGCCATTTTATTTGCTGCTGAATATATTTGGTAAGGTCCTCATATTCATCATAATCGGCTTGGTCTTCAACATACGGAACAAAAGTACATTCTATAAGGTCTGAGTCATCAACTGCTTTCCAATCATCTTCTATATAAAAATTATTGGAAAACATTTCAGATACCTCATTGGCTTCTTCCAAATTGTCTTCGTCTAATGGCTCTTCGCCATAATACAAAAAGCAAAAAGCATCATTTGATATTTGCAAAGTCTGCTTTTTGCTGTAATCTAAAACAAAATTACTCATTTATTCTCCCGTTCTATAGTTTCACGATATTTCTTCTCAAGCTCTGCTATTTCATCTAAAGCAGCTTGAGGCTGAACTAATTGAACAGCTGTTGGCAGTTCATTTCCTTCTTGCATTGCTTGAACTGATTGAGAGCCATCAAGCAAATTCTCTTGCTGTACCTCTTGGGTATTCTCTTGTTCATTTATTTCCATATTGCAATTATTTATTTTTGTTCAACATTTCTCTCGTTGGGCCTTGTGATATTCTCCTGTCCAATTGTGGCGGATATTCTCTCGGCCATTTCCTCTGTTAACTCCTGTACCACACTCGGAGTCCAATGTGGACAATTGCTGCATAGTCCACTGTGCACACGAGCTACACAGCTTGTACACTCAGGCATAAGCTGTTTAATCATAACGACCATGCGGCTTTTATGTGTTCTAGTGTGTAACATTTTTTAACAGTTTTACTTTTGTTCTTTTATAAGCTAAAGTACAAAATAATCTTGATATAAATCACTGTTTTACAGACTTTAACATAAAAATTTTCACTGGTTTATTGCGGCTTTAATATAAAAATATAGAGCTCTAAATGCCTCAAAAATATATGAAATTTCATTATTCTCGTTCATTCTCTCCTCATTTCTTTTTATAGATTTAGTTTACTATTATTCTCAAATAAAAGTGTCCTAGAAGCCAAGAAAATGAGTCAACTTTTTAGCCATAAATTTAACAGCTATTTATATAACTGCTTGGTGGCTTAAAGCTCAGGAAAATCTATGCCTCAATTCATATTATAGGCTTTATAAAAATACATTGATAGATACACTTCTTTTGACCTCTATCGCGTCAAATTGAGTTAACCCATATTATGGTACACCTAAAGCCTAAAAGTGTCCTAGAACGCGAAAGAAGCATGTTTCTATGAGTTTACATATTTTAACATAAATCGCAATAATACAAAAATAGCCGCATACTTAGATATGCAGCAAAAAAAAGAGCCGCCTCTTTCGAGACGACTCTTTTCATGGCAGAACTGTATAACGAATATTAAGCAAGTGATTCCTCTTTAGATATAATCTCATCATAGCTTTCAGTCACCTGAGCGGCTAAATACTCATCCAATTCCTTTTTTGCATCTTCAAGCTGTTTCTTTTTAGCTTCCAGCTCTTCCTGAGCTTTCTGCAGCTTCTCCTCTGCCTTCTTCACATTCTCCTCGCAGCGAATTACGCGGTCCTGAGGAGTAAGTGGAGTGCGGGTTGCTGCTGCCTCACGGCGCTCCAGATACTTGGCATTGAGCTGTGCACCTTCTGCGTCGAACTCTCCGGCAATCAGCAGTCCTTCAATGGTAACAACCTTATGCATGGTCTTCGTTGCAAGCGGATTGCCTTCGATAGGAGCCGGAACTGAAATGCGGTAGAGCAAGCGCTGAGCTCGTTTGTCAGGCACGATTGCCACGATACGGCCGCTAATCATTTCGATGTGCTCTTCGCCGTTTTCGTCAGTAGTGCGGTATTTCTCGAATGCCACACCCTTGCCGACGTTACCGATAACTTTGTTAACCTCTTCGGCAATTGCTTCCGGTGTCCATTCAACTTTGTCTGCCGGGTCTTTTGCTTTGCGAGCACGGGCTTTTTTCTCCGGCTCAACAACTTCGTCCAGAATACGAACAAGATTGCTGTCATGTACCTTAACGATGCGGCGTCCGTCGTCTGTCTTGATTGCATAAAGCACCTTATTGCTGCGCTTCTCTTCAATCACTCCGGCGATATAGCCGTCAACCCATTCTACGGTGTTGAAAGGAACTGCCTGACAACGGTGGTTAACATTCTTCTTCAGCTCTTCGGCCAGTGCGTGACGCTCCTCGTCGGTCATCTTCGGCTTTTTCTCCTGAGTTGCCTTGCTACTGTTACTCATAGGATTAATTCCGCCATTCTCTTCAGCTGCTTTTATAGCCGCTTCTTCTTCTGGTGTCAATGGATTTTCTGTATCTTCGAACTCCTGTACAGAGTTTGCTACTTCAGACTGTGTTTCTCCTGACACTGAAACTTGGGTCTGTTCACGAGCTGCGAGTACGGCCTCGATAGCCTTCTTGTCTTCATCACTTGCCGTTGCCAAAAGAGCGTTCAGCTTCTTCGTTGTCATCTGAGAAAATTTCTTTGTTGCCATAATACTGTAAATTTTGAATTGTTATTAAAATGTTATTGTTTAATTTTGATATTGCAAATATACTATGTTTTTTTTGAATTATTGAGCCGCTTTGGGAACTTTTTTCCAAGTTTTATGTTAAAAAATATCAATTGAGTTTCTTAAACGGCCCTAAGAGTCCGAGAGTACTTATATTATATCCCTCCTTGCCAAAGAATTTGAGTGCCATATTAGCCAATCTTGATAGGCTCAAGGCTTCTGAAGAAGCTACTACTGTAAGCGCATAATCTGTTTCTTTAGATATTATTGCATAATCGCAAATTGCTTCCATGAAGCCGTCTAAGGCATCATAATTATCATAAGCTTCAAGCCTATAAGCCGCTACAAACATTTCGTTTCTTGCCATGTTATTTAGCTTTTACAGTTTTATAACTCTTGCTTACCTCTACGCTGAACACGCCGTGCCAAAGAGCAAATCGGATTGCTGTTTCTGAGTTGTCTTGTTCAACTGCAATTGTCGGTGTCAAAAACAATGTTTCTGACTTAGTTGCTGAAAATTTCATTGTTACCATATTACTGTAAATTTTTATATATTCTTAGAAATTTGTGCAAATATAGTCTCTTGCCGTATTTCACAATATACGCATAGCCATTTCTCTTGCTGTAGCGTATCTCTTGCCAACGGCCTCTCGTAACCTCTGGGTCCCTTACTGTGAACTTGATTGTGCTCACATACCTTGCCGCATCGCCTGAGTGACTTATTTGTATCTCAATGCACTCGGCTCCGTCATGCAAAACTCCTGTTCTCTTGAACTGCGATTTGTTATTTTCCATTGCTGTTCTCTTGTTTTAGTTCAACACTTTTTACTGCCATGCCTCCATACACGTTATTAGCTGCATATCTCTCGGCTTGTTTTGTTGCTCCTTGAAGCGACACAGCTTGAAATTCCTTTGTCGTATAATAGCCACCATTCTTCAGTTGCAGATTGCTACGCCAGAATGTAGCGATATAAATTCTCTTGCTGCTCATTCTCCTGGTTCTATTAGTTCATAACTCTCGGCAAAACGTACTCCAAAGCAGAAGTATATTTCTCCCGTTTTTACTGTCACTTTAGCCGTATTTGGCCAATCTCTCTTGGAGTTATAAAGACGCATGCGCTCCAGCTCTTTGTCGGTAAGCAGCTCACCCTGTGGGCATACGCCATTCTCCCACAGCACCACATTATACACATAAGTTTTCTTGCTGTCCATATTACAGTTTATTTTAATTCTCTCGGCAATATTGCCAATTGTGCCCAGCAGGAGAGTCGAACTCCTGTGCAGCCTTCCCGGCCTGGGCGAACGGCTCCGGCGTCCCACTGTCGTGGAACAACCGGCAATCAGTTTTATCGAATATTTATGCCGTTCTCGTCTACTGTAATTACCTCAACCAGCATTGCCTTGCCAGGTATTTCTCTTGTCTCGGTAATTTTCTTGCCGTCCTCTTCGCGCTCTACTGTTTCCTTTTTCGGCTTGTCCTCTTTGTAGATACAGTAAGTGTGTTCGTAGTAGTCGCGCAAGTCATCGCGTTTCTCCGCCTCCTTCACTGCGGAAATAATTTCCTTTTCACAGTAATAATGACACTCTGATTCGAACATGAATTCTCCAGTACGGCTCTCCTGTTCAATTCTTACTTCTCCTGTTTCCAACATACTGTTTGGAATGTTCGTCAATACGAAACGGTAATTTCTGTTTACTTTCATAGTTTAACTGTTTTTATGTTAAATTTTGTTTATAATCTCAGTTGTTTCGTTCGTTATTTTCGATATGCTAATATACAAATAATATATGAAACACGAAACTTTTTGGCATATTTTTTTCAGGCTGTTTTGTGGGTGCTAAAAAAATAACATATAAAAATTTTATGGGCTAAGTTGTGTTAAATCAGATGGTTGTTAACCACATTTAATATTCTGGCAGTTAGCCAAGTAGCATGTACAATAAGTTTCAATATGGCAAAATGTAGCGGGTTAGGAAATGTTAAATTTACATTAAGAATTGTGGCTCAATTCCTGTGTGGCACCAGAATCATTCTGGCCAGAATGATTGTGGTACCAGAGTGGCTCTGGCCAGAATGATTGTGGTACCAGAGTGGCTCCGTGGCTCAATCTAACATTTCCTAACCTGTTCTGAGCCTCTCAGCCATATAAACTATCATCGCAAGGATTTGAACGCGATACGGGTCACGAGATTAAGCCAAACAGGCTCAGAGCCATTCAATTCATTTGTTAAAGCCTGTTAACACGCCGGCTCAGAGGCTCGCAGGCCAATTGTTAAAACATGTTGGTGCGAGTTAGGCCCCTGCCGCAGTGCCTGGGTGCCCCCTATATATAGTATATAGAGCCATGTCCATAGGCAGAAAAATTTTTTGGCTTCAAATCATTCTCGCAAATTGGGATTCAAATCATATATAAGTATGAGCAAGGCCCAGAGGCTCATAAATTCTCATTCTCGCATACATTCTCGCAAATATCAATTTAGGTCCTTAGACTAAAATGGGAATTGGCAAAATGACATTCTCGCGAATTGCCACCAAATCAAAATTCGCAAAGGCCGCCTTTAAGGCTCAGAAATAATTTTCAAATAAATAAAATAAACATTTGAAAACCGAGACATGTTTCTAGATAAGTGATTGATTTTCAATAAGTTAGATATATTATAAACAAATAAACAATAAGAAATATAAATCACTTAAATAGAATTGTAAGTAGTGAATAGTGATATGATATAGATAATCACTTAACATATCACATATTAAACATAAAAGTAATTCTATTCTAGGGATTGAATATTTATGTCATATAGATTCTTTTCACTAATGCATTTTTTATAAGTGATTGATTTTCAATTAGTTATATTCAGTGAAATAGAAACTATGTTGTTTACAGGCTCAACTCTATTTCACTGAATAACTGGTGAAACGTGAAACATTACAAACTATTTTCCATATTGGTAAATCAATTCACTGATATAAAAAATGTTAATTTCTCATTTCCTGTGTAATTTTTATTCTGCGAGAATTTTCACCTATCAGTTTTTATTAGTATATTTGCAAAGTAATAAAAAAACTATATTTATGATACGCATAGGTAAATACAAGTATTTGGTAGATTTACAAGAAAATGCCAACTTACAGTCTACAAGTGCATTTTTCATACTTGAATTTGAGTATGATAATAAAGTATACATAGGCTGGACAGGAGAAACAAAAGCTTTCACTGTAAAAAACAAAATAGAAGTACTTATAAGTAATGCATTTCGTAACACTATTTGGCTAAACAAAAATAATCCAGACTTAATAAAAGCCATAACTGAAAGTAAATATATAACGGTGTCCACAGAAGAAATTCCTATGGACTTAGACCTAATGAGTGTATACTTAAGAATGTATGAATTGATAGATGAATATATGGCTTATGCTCCCTACGGCCACAATATAATAAATAGCCTAAATAAGTGTGCAGCAGAAAAAGCCGTCATACCAGGATATGCAGCAAAATGGGGAATACCAGAAACCATATATAGAGCTGGTACAAATAGCGTTCGTAGCTATCCGCATAGAGCCGTTTATCAATATAAACAAATGACTGATAATCTATATAAGCTCTATAAAAAATGGGACTCCATAAGAGAGTATATAGAAAGTGTGGCTCCAATGAAAATAAACCCAAGCGCGATATATATGTGTTGCAATGGCCAACGTAGAATTGCTTATGACTGTATATGGAGATTTGATGGAACAGAGGAAATAATTGAAATTGCTCCAGATATGAGAAAAGTAAAAACTAAAGAGGCCGCCAACATAGAGAAAGATGCAGAAAATAGAGTAGCTAAGTTTATGGCCAAACAAGCCAAGATAGCAAATAAGTTAGAAACTGGTAAATCAAGAATACTCAAATAATATGAAAACAGATAAAATAGCACAGAAATTAGCAGATATACTGCCATCACGCCCAATAGTTCCTGGAATGTCTAATCCGGACACATCCAAGCTTGTAGAACAAGAGGCCACGCGCATCAAATCAAAGCAAGATGCAAAAGAATTGGCTCGTATTAAGTATCTTGAAAAGCAGAAGCTTAAAAATCTTCAAGCTAAACAAGAAAAACGTCAATTGCTAGCAGAAGAACTCGGCATAGAAGAAATACCAGATGGCCAAACAGAGTTTCAAGCCAAACAAATAGCAGAACAAAAGAAACGAGTTGAGGCTATTGAGGCACTTGAGGCTCAGACTGTAGAGCCACTTAAAGCAACTGAGTTAGCAGAACGCCATAACTCGGGCAAAGGCTCATACTCATCAGCTATACGCTCAGCGCTTCAGTTACAAGGAGCATCAAGACCTGAAATAACAAAACTTCTTACTAGCCTTAATATCAATTTAAGTGTTCAACTTACAAAGCAAGACACGGCTAATTTATTGGCTTGTTTGTTAACGTGCAATGAAGCGCAGTTGGCAGCTCTATATAGTAATAAAAAGATACCAATTGTTATCAAAACAGTTATAAAGCGCTTGCAAGAAGATGCAAAACTTGGCAATATAGAAACAGTTGAGAAGCTTTGGGACCGCGTGTTTGGAAAAGGTCAAATGCAGCTTAATCTACCTGAGCAGCAACAACTCCAAACAGGTATTATTCCTAATGTGCCTGTGAGTCGTGAAGCGTACCTGATTATACGTGAAAACTTAATAAAGTAAAATATAGCAATGAAGTCACTTAAAGAAATGCAAGAAACAGCATTAGATGCCACAAAGCCCGGAACTGTAAATCCTAAAGAACTTCTTCAGGTTGAATTACTATCTTCTTTTGAGAAGTATACAAAATGCATGTTTAAGGCACAATATCATAGAAGTTTTATAGTTGCAGAACACCATAAGAAAATGTTTGAAGTATTACAGGATGTTGTGGATGGTAAGTGTAAGCGACTTATTATCAATATAGCTCCCAGGTACGGGAAATGCCACTGCTTGACAGACGAAGTATTTACTTATGAAGGTCTTAAACAAGTAAAAGATATTACACCAGGCGATAAAGTGTATTCATTTCATGAAGGAAAAGTAGCTCTTAATAAAGTGTTAGCTACAGAACCTGCGTATAAAGATACATATACTATACGAATGAGGTCAGGTAGGTCAATAACAGCAAGTTATGACCATCCAATACTCACTGCATTCGGCTATACAGAACTTAAAGACCTTAAAATCGGTGATAGAATACAAACCTTGTGTGCTGAGCTTGATTCAAATTATGAAATAGATGATAATGAACTTCTTTTAGCAGCACTTCTCATATTTGAAGGCAAATGTGGAGACAGAAGCATAGCATTTGCTAATACGGACCCAAAAGTTGTAGAAGTAGCAAAAAAAGCAGTCAAGCATTTTGGATGCCAAATAAAGCAATATAAAGGAGCCAAGCCGTTCGAGTACTGGATAACCGGAGGATATTCAGGCGGAGTGTGTCAAATGCTCAAAAGAAATAATCTACTAGGCCATACGGCTTATAATAAACGTATACCTAGAAATTGGTTCGGCTTATCTATGAGGCAAAAATACATGTTTATAGATATGATGATAGCAACAGATGGTGCTATAGATAAAAGGTCAGGACAAATATGTATAGGTCTTGCTAATAAAGGACTTATACAAGATATACAGCACATGTTATCAACTATGGGTATTGTCTCTACATATAATTTTTATGATAATGAACACGCTGGGGTATGGGTTTTAGCAATTCCAAGAAAATATGCTCAGAAATTATATCCACACCTTACATTCTATGGAAAAGCAGAAGCAGCAAAAAGTATTATTGAAAAACAGGCTCAGTGCCATTTAGATACATACCCTTATGAAATAATAAGGCACGAAAAAATGACATATAATACCGCTTACGCACCATATAGATGTTCTCCGCGCAAAAATATAACAAGAGATAAATTTTCTAGATTAGCCAGCACATTTCCAAAATTATCAAAGTATTTATGTGATGATTTTTATTTAGATGAAGTCGTAGATATAGAATTTTCTGGTATGCAAGAGCTTAGGCATCTTGAAGTAGAAAATGACCATAACTTCATAGCCAATGGGCTCGTGTCACATAATACAGAATTAGTCATTAAGTCGTTTATAAGTTGGTGCTTTGCCTTAAACCCGCGATGCAGATTTCTGCATCTATCTTATTCAGATATACTTGTGAATGATAATTCTGAAACAATCAGAAATATCATGCAAGAAGAGCTTTATAAGACTCTTTTTCCTAACTCAGCTCTTGCATCTGAAAAAGGGTCAGCTAAGAGATGGAAAACTAAAGCAGGCGGAGAGCTTTATGCCGTATCAACCCAAGGCCAAGTAACTGGATTTGGTGCAGGAGCAGTAGACGAAGTACCAGATATTGATAAAATGGACGGAGGCAATGATATATTCACATTTGATGACCATACGAATGAGATGCTTGATATGATAGGAGCTACGACAAACATTTTCCAAGGCGCGATTGTAATCGATGACCCGATTAAGCCAGAAGATGCTGAGTCAGATATTGTCCGTGAGCGTATTAACATGCGATTTGAGAACACAATTCGTAACCGTACTAACTCGCGTAACACTCCAATCATTATAATAATGCAAAGGCTGCATGAACATGACCTTTGTGGCTATTTGCAAGAGATAGAGCCAGACGAATGGACTGTTTTATCACTTCCAGTTATACAAGTAGACCCAGAAACTGGAGAAGAACATGCACTTTGGCCAATGAAGCATACACTCGAAGAGCTTTATAAGATGCGTGAGATAAATCCGCTTGTATTCGATACACAGTACATGCAGGACCCAACACCAAAAGAAGGTCTTATGTATGAAGGATTTAGAACTTATAAGATAGAAGAGCTTCCAACAGGCACAAAAGCACTTCAGAAGTGGAATTATACTGATACGGCCGACACAGGAGCCGATGATTTGTGCTCAATTTGCTTTATAAATACGCCTGAATACTGCTATATAACTGATATTTTGTTTACAGACGCACCTATGGAGGTCACAGAGCCAAAACAGGCTGAAATGTTGACCAAAAATGGCACGGTTGAGGCCTTAATTGAGTCAAATAATGGAGGCCGCGGCTATTCACGTAATGTAAAGCGCATATTAAGAGTTGATTTGCGTAATTTCAGGTGCGCTATTAAAACATTTACACAGACAGAGAACAAAAAGGCACGTATTTATACAGCTTCTGCTAATGTTCAAAGTGATATTTTGTTTCCAGAAGGCTGGGAGAGGAAATGGCCTAAGTTTTATAAGGCTCTTATGTCATATCGTAAAGATAATAAGAAAAGAAACCAACATGATGATGCTCCGGATTGCTTAACAGGAGTATATGAAATGCATGCAAGAAAAGGTGGACGTAAAAAAATACACTTAAGAAACTAGGATATGGAAAAGAAATTTATTAACATACCTGATAATATTCAGGTAGCGGGACAGCAAATATCTGTTGAAATAGTAGAAAAGCTTGGTACAAATTTAGGTGTTTGCTGCTTAGCTCAATCTTATATACGCATAGCCGAAAAATATATGTGCAATAATGAGGAGCAAGAACAAAGTGATGCCTCGAAAGAACAAACATTCTGGCATGAATTAGTTCATTGTATTTTAGATGCCATGTGCGAAAATGACTTATCAGCCAATGAAAAATTTGTATCTGTTTTTTCTGGCTTTTTATATGAAGCAATAAATGCGTCAGGCTATAAGGTAATAAAAGATTAAATTCTCGCATTATTCTCGCATTCTATATACTTCTAAACATATATTTATGAACTAATCATAAGATAAGTATAAAAGTATTGCGAGAATAAAACTAAAATATTTCAGTTTAAAAAATGTTAAAGCCGATACATTTTTATATCTAATTTATTATATTTGCTGTGCGAAGAATTTTATTCTACACAAAATTTCAAGTAAATTCGATGCAAGTTAAGGGTAGCTGCTCGGTAGTATTAACATTAAAAACATAAATAACAATGGGATTAAATTGTGGATGCCCATTTGGCGCGCATATTGCGGACCTTAACATTGAGGAATGCAAAGAGAGCATGGGGCAAATTCAAAAAGTTGCATTCCAGCGTATCTATAAGACTGCTGGAGAGTTGAACTCTGTCGCAGACCCGACTAAGAAAGCATCGTTTACCACTTTGTTTTCTGCAGCCAATGGTACTAAGATGACAGTGTCGCCTTATATTCAGAGTCCTGCTACAGAACCTGGAGCAGCCCGTACATTCGGTGGTGGAAACCAGACGCTTGGAGGTATTCCTATTACAATCGGCCGTGAGCCGACAAACTTTACCGGTGTAATTTATCAGGAAAATCAAAAAGTTATTGCACAGATGAAGCAGTATCAATGCGAAACCATCGGTGTGTGGCTTATTGATGAGAATGGTAACATTGGCTGTTTGGTAGATGACCTTGATGAGCCTACTAAGTACATGCCTATTCCTATTTACAGTTTCTTTGTAGGTGATAAGTCACTTGGCGGGTATGAAGAGCCTGATAGCAATGCTATTAGCTGGTCTTTTGTTCCTAACTGGAGTGATAAGTTCTACATTATCAAGCGTGAAACTTTGGACTTTAATCCTCTCACTGATTGGGTTAATTCTGCGTCTGCTTAGAAAGGAGACTTCAGCTCCGATTTTAGCTCTGATTTCGCTATAGGCAATGCTGTAGTTAGCGATATATTAAAAGTTGTTGGTGGAACTAAGTTTGAAAACTATAAAAATAGTGGCAAACAGCCGCCACAAGTTAAGTCTATAGTATATATAGGCAAAGAATTAATGCAACAACGAATATCAACTTTAGATTTTAGTATAAAAAATTCTAAGTTTGAGGCCTATGCTAATGATGAGGAACTAATTTCTAAAATTGAGAAGTTGAAAGCTTCCAAAGAGCAGGTAAAAGACTATAAATTGGATGTTGGTAAAGCTTTAAAGTTTAATATAGCATTCAACGATGAGAAAGAAGAAAGAACAAACCGTAACATTGGTTGTGCCTAAGTACAATATGAGGCAGGAGTTTGGCATTCAGCATGCCGAAAGACTTCTTGATATGGGCACAAACATAAATGGCGGATGGGAATTGCCTGAAGATAGTAACTATTTATACGACGAAGAAAATGGGCTTAGAATTAAATCAGATAAAGCAAATTCTGCAAAAGCCGACTAAACGTCAGACTATTCAGAAAGCTGTAAACATGCAGCGTCGTCTTAGGTTCCATACTGAGACGAATATTGCTGTATCTGATATTAACCAACCTACTACCATATTCTTAGATTGGGTAAAGCATCTGCTTCCGAAGGATAAATTCAACATATTCCTTCATCTGTTCAAATTTCCGTTGCCTACGCCTGCTGTAGTTGAGGACGTCTATAGAGAACTCGAAAGAGTTTTCTATAGTCGTAACTCATCAAGCTCATACCAGTTTACAGACTCAGAGCTTGCAGAAGACTGGTCTCAGTATAAAAAGAATAACCTCAATGAGCCAGAGGTGTGGAAGACAACCGGATGGAAGAGAATGCAGGTATCGCCAAATAGTATTTTGGTAGTAGACCTTCCTCAAGTACAAACATCTTTGCGCCCAGAACCGTATTTTTATTGGCTTGAGATTGATGCCGTAATTGATTACCAGACTTTTAGACTTGATGAAAATCAGTTTGAGTGGCTTATTTTCAAACAGCCGGAACATCGAATAGCTGTATTTGATGATACTTCTATAAGAGTATATCAACTGAATGAGAAAAATGAAATTCAGTCACTTATTTCAGAGGCAAAGCACGATTTAGGATATTGCCCAGCTCGGTTCTTTTGGTCAACACAACTCAATGAGAAAAATAAAGACCTTAAGAAAAATCCAATTACAAAAGAGCTGTCAAATCTTGATTGGTATTTGTTCTTCTCTATTTCGAAGCAGCATTTAGACTTGTATGCGCCTTATCCTATATATAGTGCGTATGAAGCCGATTGTAATTTTGAGAATAATGAGACTGGTGATTACTGCGATGGAGGTTTTCTACGCAATGCAAAAGGCGAGTATAAAATTCTCAATGGTGGAACAGTTGAAAAGTGTCCTTGCTGTAGCGAAAAGCGTATAGCTGGTCCTGGTTCATTCTTAGAAGTTCCTATACCAAATCAATCTGAAGGTGTCACAGATATGCGTAATCCTGTTCAGATAACCACTATCGATAAAGACTCACTTGATTATAATGTCAATGAGTGCGCAAGGCTTAAAAATGAAATTGTAATTTCTGTTGTTGGTTCAGGTGGTACTGTAAGTGAAAAAGAAGCCATCAATGAAACTCAGGTAACTGCTAATTTTGAAAGCAAAACCTCAGTTCTCAATGCCTTAAAGACCAACTTTGAATTGGCACAGAAATTTGTCGAAGATACTGTTTGCAAACTCAGGTATGGAGGTGCTTTCATATCATCTTCTGTAAACTGGGGTACAGAGTTTTACGTTTTCACAGTAACAGAGCTATATTCTAAGTACAAACAAGCGAAGGAGAATGGTGCGTCTAACTCAGAACTAGATGCTATATCGCAACAAATTCTTGAGGTTGAGTATCGCAATAATCCTTTGGTACTTCAGAGAATGCTCATCTTAAAGCAATTGGAACCATATCCACATAAAACGCTGGATGAAGTGTTAAAATTGTATGAAAAAGGGTTATTAAATAAAAATTTGGTAAAGCTTAAAATAAATTTTAGTACTTTAGTCGAAAAATTTGAACGTGAGAACATTAACATAATTGAGTTTGCTTCAAATAAGCCAATGAGAGAAAAAATAGATATTATAAACAAAAAACTTTTGGAATATGTTACAGAAATTGGAACTTCAGCAACTACAGGCACTCAGTCTTGAGGATGTTAAGTCTTATAAGAAAAAGGCCGTAGAGCGTAAAGCAGAACTAGAAGCTGCTAAGGCTAAAGGCGGAAAAGCTTGGACAAGCGACTTACAGGAAGAGCTTGACGAGGTAGTTCTTTTCCTAGTAGATGTTGATGATGTTATCGAAGAAAAATCATCGGCATTGAAAACACAGGCTGAGAGTGGTTATACTCCTAAGCCGGGTACTGAGAAGATGGTGCACTTGTCAATTGTGCGCGGTCGTAGGTTTAATCCAATGACTGGCAAAGAAGAGTCACCAGCATATACTCAAATGTTCACATTTGCAGAGTGGCAGCTTTTCAAGAAAACGTATAAAGGCCTTGGTTATACCATTATGGCGGCCTTGCATGACCCATACGGAGATGCTGCAGAGTTAGTACAAAAGTAATTAACAATAAAAACAAAGCTATATGTTAACAATTGAGATGCTACGACAAAGTTCAGCTTTAACAGGCCTTACGGATGACCAGCTGACCGCCATTGCTGAGATGTCAAGAAATGATGAGAATACCGTTATTGGCACTAAAATCGGTGCATTGCACGGTCAGTATGATGCTGATATTCTTGGCATTACAGGTATTAAAAAGAAAGATGGTGAAAAAAGTTACGACTATGCTAAGCGCGTACTTGGCGAGTACAAAACTAAAGCAGAGTCTGTGAAAACAATTCAAACTCAGCTTACTGCTGCTCAGGCACAGGTTGCAGAGCTCCAGTCTAAACTTGAAAAAGGAGCTGGCGATGAAACTTTGAAGCAACAGCTGAAAGATGCTAAAGCTCAAGTAACTCAGCTTCAAACTCAGCTTCAGACAAAGGAAACTGAGTTCAATACCAAAAAGGCAGAGTTTGATAAAACTATTAAGGACACGCATGTAGATTATGCTTTTCAAGCTGCTACAGCAGGTCTTAAGTTTAAGAGTGGTATTACTGAGCCTATTCAGAAGACGCTGCTCAACGCTGCAAAAGCAGAAGTCCTTGCAAAAGGTACTCCTGATTTCATAGAGGACGGCCAAGGAGGAAAGAAACTTGTTATTCGCGGTGCAGATGGTAATATCCTTAACAATCCGAAGAACAATCTTAATCCTTATACGATGCAAGAGCTTGTAATGGAAACATCGCTTAAAGATGTAATCGATACAGGTCGTCAGCAGACAGGCGGTGGAACAGGAGGCTTTGGGTCTGGTTCAGGCGGAACAGGTGGAACACTTGACTTGTCTGGCATTAAGAGCCAAGTTGAAGCTGATAAAGCCATTGAGGCACATCTGCTCGCAAATGGTTTGACCCGTGACTCACAGGAATTTGCAGACCAGTCAATGCAACTGAGAACTGAAAACAATGTGGCAAGTTTGCCTATTAGATAAAATGGTACATCCTAAAAGATAAACGAAAAATGCTATGAGGCGTAAAAGGGTAATGCACCATATTAGCATAAGTATTAACAATTAAAAAACTTAAAAGTTATGAGTCTAGTTTTAACACGTATCCAGAACATCCGTGCGAACTCTAACCTTGATAAGTTTGAGTATCGCCCCAGTAGGTACGGTGCGCTGAACGCTTTTATGGTGCAGTCTGAAGACCCTACTGGCATCCTCACTGAGGAACTGAAGCAAAAAGCAAGGACCTCCATCGGTAACACGCTGGAAACTCCGGTAATTAGCTATGATGCTGATATTACTATCGGTAGTACCCGCACTTTGACAATTGCCGACAGTGAAAATACTTCTAAAATGGTTCAAATCACATTTGCCACTTATGCGTGGGGATTTACTATTGCTCCGGCAATGTACATGAACAACGAAATTGGCATTCAGAAGGACTTTGAAACCAAGATGATGAAGTACATCTATGCTTTTGCGAAAAAGCTTGATGAAGCCGCTCTTGCTCAACTTGCTGCTAGCAAAACTCAGATTTTGAAGAATAAGTTGCTTTATGACTTTTCTTCTAATGCTATTAATGCTAAGTGGGCAGAGCGTGAAAATGTATTTGGTGACCTTGAAGTTATGATGGGAGCAGATGACTTCTATGGCCAGTTGCACATTGTAGGTGACCCCGGTGTTGAGTCTATTATGCGTAAACTGCAGCAGCACGGCCTTTACAATGACGTAAACAAGCAGAATGAATTCGGCACTAAGGTTGTTCACCTGACAAACAACATTGCAGCTGCTGGAGGTAAGTATGCTCAAGGTTATGCTGTAAATGCCGGCTCTCTTGGAATGTTGACCCGCTTCGAGCGTGACTGCTTGCTCGGAACTGTTTCTGGTGATGGCCATGAGTGGGGCATTGCTACTTTGCCTCTGTTGAATATGCCTGTTGGTACATACTTCTACGATTCTGTAGGTGACTACAATACTATCGCAGGGGCCGCTACTGCTGATATGACTCGTACTCGTAAAGAGCACTATGGCTTTGCCGTAGATGTAGCATTCCTTACCGCTTATAACAGTTCTCCTTCTACATTGGCCAGTCCTATCTTGGCATTCAACGTTTCTAGCGAAGATGCTGTTTATGCTAAGCCTGTAGTTGTTATGAACACAAAAGACAATCCGGTTAACACTAAGGAGGCCTCTGCAGGAGTTGGAGGATGATAAACCGATAGCAAATCTTTGAGTTGTTATTAGCTTTGGTAGGAGGCACACTGAGCCACTAGGCGATAGTGGCCTCCTATTTTTCATTAAAAATTAAGAATTATGGTTAGAGCCAACGATATACAAGAAAAACTGTTACACCTTATTGGATGGGAGCAGAATTATGATACATCAGACTTAAAAATATCTGATGCTTTAACCGTGAGTGAAAGTGGCCTATATTTTCAACAAATTCATCCTTTGCTGACTTTGCAGAATATGTCATGTATTGCTCCGGATTTTAAGAATATCACTTTTCCAGAATACAGTTCTGAAAAGGAATATAGCAAAGGCAATGTGGTTGATTATCAAGGAACACAATATAAAGCGCTTCAAAAAGCACAAGGAAAACAGCCTGATATTGAGTCTGAGTATTGGGTTGAAACCAATTTATTTTCTGAATGGCTTGAGAGCAAAACAAAAGCAAGCATTCAAAAGGCTATTGCTAGATACTGCAATGAAAAAACGGTAGAAGGAACAAACAAGCCATTATGCGAAAGTCGTACTCTGTTTGATGGAACAGGTAGATTAGTAGATACTGTAAAGAATAAGAAAAATCTAGTTGGCTTTGAAATTATACCAGTACGAGCAAAAGGCGTAACCACAAAGATAAATAAAATATGCCTTCAGTTTACTAAGGCTGGAGAATATATTTTGTATCTTATGCATTCAAGTATGGATGCTCCAGTAAAGATTATAAAGCTTAATAAGATACGAGATAATAGCGCTGAATGGTTTACAGTCGATGACCTCTATTTGCCATATCAAAGTGAAGATAATGATGCAGGAGGAAGTTGGTATTTATGCTATTTTCAGTCCGAACTTCCAGAGGGAAGCCAAGCTATCAGAAAAGATAAAGACTGGTCAAAAGAGCCTTGTGGTTCATGCTCACGTAGAGAATTACTTGCTTGGATGGCATGGTCTAAGTATCTTGAAATTCATCCATTTTTTGTAAATGAAGAACTTATAAGTATAGAAGACGAAAGCTTACATTTGTGGGACGTTGAAAACAATCAATATACCTATGATAATAACTACGGATTAAACTTAGAAGTTACTGTAAGCTGTGATATTACAGACTTTATAGTTGAGCAGAGAATGATGTTTCAAGATGTCATAGCTAAGCAGGTAGCCGTAGATATGTTACGTGAATTTGCATACAACTCTAATGTAAGAACAAATAGGCATTCAATCAATGCTTCTCGACTTGATATATTATATGAGGTAGATGGTGACTCTTCTTCTATGAAAAAATCAGGTCTTAGCTATCAACTCGATATGGCATTTAAGGCAATTAAGCTTAGTACTGAAGGAATAGACAGAGTTTGTCTTCCTTGCAAAAACAATGGTATAAAATATAGAACTGTATAGTATGGCTGTAAAAAGGTATAATGCAACACTTCGCAATCTGGAATATAGGTTGCGAAGTTTTAAGGATAGCTTGCCTATGCTATTAGAAGATATTGTGCGTGACAAAGAAGATGTAATAGTATCAGCTATAGCAGATGACCAGTTGTATCGCAGAGGTATCAATGGCCGAGGCGAAAAGATTATGGATTATATGCCTTATGCACCTAAAACTATACAAAACAAAAAGAGAAAAGGTCAACCGACAACTCGAGTTACCTTAAGAGATACTGGAGCCTTTCACGAGTCAATGTATGTAGTATTTGACTCAGAAGGATTTTATATAACAGCAAGCGATGAAAAAACTCAAGACCTTGTTGAAAAATATGGGGAAGAGATATTCAGGTTGACGGATAAAAACTTTACAAGAATAATCCGTTCACATATAAGAAAAGAGCTTGTTAAACGGTTAAAAAGAGCCATAAGACAATGAAAGAAAGTTCTGTACAAATAAGATATAAAGATAATCCTGTACTACTTGATAAGATATTACAGGATATGCAAAAGTCGCTTATGGAAAAACTTAAGTGGCTTAATTATGCATTTGGAAGAGCTTATAAGCTTGTAGAGCATAGACCTGATGGTAATAAATTCATATATCCAGCATCGTATAATGGCAATGGAGAATATGTGTCACTTTTGCCCAATGACAACTTTGGTAACTTTTCATGGTTTGATATATATGACCCACAGAAGATTACTCAAGTAGTACAATCTTTGCCTCAGTATACTTTCAGTGGAGCCATTATATTTTGGTATGACTTAAGTAGTATCTATGATGATGAAACAGTACTTCATACTGAGGAAATTAAAGATGAAATTATGCGAGTATTAACTACTCCGGGTCTTATTACTACGACTGGTAAGCTTGTTATAAATGATATATATGAGCGCTTTGAAAATATATACAAAGGTTATTCAATAGAGAAAATCTATAATAACTATACTTATAAAGGAGAAGGTATACAAGATATCGATAAACAATTCTTTATGTACCCTTATGCAGGAATACGAATTGAATTTACTTTAACAACTAGAGAATTATGTCAACGGTATATTTTATAACAATGCTTTCGGCTTTAATATATATAGCCTTAGCAGCAGCATTTGCTATTTTGCTAATTGGAAAACTCGGTGTGCGCGATGAGATAATTACCAGAGCTCCTAAGCTTATTTCTCAATTATTCGATTGTGACTTTTGCTTAAGCTTTTGGACGTCGCTTATTCTCGCTATCATTCTCGCTATTTTCTTTAACGAGATGAGTATTATATTTATTCCTATCATATCAACCCCTATAACGCGAATTTTAATATGAAAAACCTGATAGTAAATAAAAAAGTCGTACGGGTATATGACAGCATAGATGAAATGCCCATTGTAAATTTCCAGAAGTACAATAAGTATTTGCTTATAGACTCTGGAATTGGCTCAGACGCAGATGATATTGATGCTCATATAACTCGTGTTGCCAAATTCATTAAAAGTAATAATGCCAAAAAAGCTTTGCAAGAACTGCAAAACATGAGGCAAAATATGTATATGGTGAACAGTGAAATTTCACCGAGGTACTTAGCTTTTGCAGCTCTTATCCATAGCATAGACGGTGAAGAAGTTAATGATTTGTCAGATGATGGACTTAAAAACATATTGGCCAGGCTTAAAGAAATAAAACATTCAAAGATTATAGACTTTTTGACTTGGCTTAAAAAAAAAGTAACCACCGAACTTGAAATGTACTTTCCAGGAGATTTTGTAAATCCAAAGGAAAAAGATGCATACGATAAGTTAAAGCAAAGAACACTTCTTGTGTTGGACTCTATGATAAATGACACAGATAACTCTGAACAGATAGAAACTATAGATATGATAATGCTTAATATGCATTCTCCAAAATCATATATAGGAAGTGAGTCTGTTGAGATAAAATATGATAAGCAATTTGAAAGTACTTGTCTTTTGATAGCTCAAAAAACAAGCATGGATGCTAAAAAGATGACAGTACTTCAATTCTATAATGCTGTTGATAATATAAAACAGCAATTAGAAGCAGAAAGCAAGAGTGTTAAACGGCATAAAAGGAAATAATTATGGCTGAAGACGATAAGATAAAATATAGTGATATAATTGAGCCGGATGACTCGATTGAAAAACTTGTCAAGCAACTTGGCGAGCTCAATCAGTCATACGAGACAATGGTAAATGCTATCAGAGCAGGTGCAGATAGGATTGTACATTCTCTTAAGTCTGCTAGCGGAGCTACAAGTGAAGGGCGTAAAGCTATCGATGAAGCAACAGCGTCTACGTCAAGACTTGAAAGAGCTCAGAATGAGCTTAAATTAGCTTTATCTGATACAGGTAAACAGATTGCTTGGCTTAAAGCACAAACTTCAGATGCTAATAGAGCAACTGTAGAACAGCAGCGTTATATCCAGCAGGCTATATCTTCTTATGACCGTCTTAAGTCTGACCTAAAGCAAACAGTTGAGCTATATAAGTCTTTAACTGCGGCTGAAAGAGCAGATAGCGAAATGGGTCAACAGCTTTTGAATGATATTATCAACCTTAAAAATCAAATTAAGGCTCTTGATGATACCATGAAGCCGCATATTCAAACTTTATCCGAAGTTGAAAAAGCTGAGCAGAGATTGGCTTATTTGCAATCAGATGAAGGTAAGCGACTTACAGAATTAAAAAGAAAAATATCTGAGCTGACTTCTTCTAGAAGGCAGCAACAAGCTACTATTGACCCTATAGCTCAGGCACAACAGAAATTAGCCTATGCACAATCTGAAGAAAATCAGCAATTAAAGCTGTATTCAACTCAAATAAAAGAAGCAAATAGAGTTGCTCAGCTTCAGGCAACAATAGCAGCTTCTGCAGAAGGGTCGTATAATAGACTTTCAGCACAATATGAGCTGAATAAAATAAAGCTTAACCAAATGTCTGCTGCTCAAAGAGAAGCAGTTGATACTGGTAAAAAACTTGAAGCGGAAACAAATGAAATTTATCAGCAAATGATAAAGCTTCAAGAAGCCACAGGCAATTACAGATTATCCGTAGGACATTATCAAAGAACATGGGATGGCTTAGGAATATCTATCTCTCAGGTAGTACGAGAATTACCAGCTGCTGCTGTATCACTTAATACTTTCTTTTTAGGTATATCTAACAATATACCTATGGTTGTTGATGAAATTATTAGGCTAAGAAAACAAAATGAATTGTTGAGAGCAGAAGGTAAAGCAACTGTAAACGTAACAGGCTCAATAGTTAAAGCTTTGTTTAGCTGGAATACTGTGCTTGCTATATTACTTACTGTATTTTCCATGTTTGGCAAACAGATTATAACATGGGTTGGTAATCTTTTCAAAGCAAAAAATGCTGTTATATCCACAACTGAAGCTCTTAATAATATAGCTAAAGAACTTGAAGATACTAATGGCAGCTACGGCAATAACATTGTAAAGCTAAAGCAATTACAGCAGGAATGGAAAAATCTTGAAACTGCCGCTAAAAAAGACCAGTGGATTAAAGATAATAAATCTAATTTTGACCAACTTGGAGTATCTGTTAATAATGTAACAGATGCTGAAAACATATTTGTAGATAATACTGAAGCCGTAATCAATGCTCTTAAACTAAGAGCTAAAGCCGCCGCTGCTCAAAAGTTAGCCGCAGATGAATATGAAAAAGCTTTAATTGCTAGAAATAAAGCTGAAGTAGAAAGACTTAAACAACCAAGTGCTGCTCAACAATTAATAGGAGCCCTTGTTTTGGACCCAGCTTATGAAGCTGGTTCATTAGCAGGTGAAAAAGGTGTATCAAGAGGAGAAATAATAAGGCGGTCAAGAATAGCTTCATTGGAAAAAGAAGCGGATGCTGCAGAGAAAACAGGAGATGCATACTTTGACTTAGCAGCTGGATATGAAAAAGCTGCTAAAGCTCAACTTGAAGCTGCTGGCATAGAAGGAAAACATAAAACGCGTACAAGAGAGCCGCGTGACTTAACTCGTACTATAAACCAGAATGATATAAAAATACAAAGAGAGTACGAGGAAAGTGTAACTGAATTACTTAAAGATGAATATGCTAAAAGGCGTAAAGCCGCAGCTGACCAGGTCCAGGATGAAAATAACAAGCTTCGTGAGATGTATCGTCTTAACGAAGAATATGTTAAAAATGTAGATGGAAAATATAAAAAGCTTACTGAGGGCCAAAAGAAACAGATTGATAGGCAGCAAGAGCTTATAACTAAGACTATTGCTAATAATTTACGAGCATTAGACCTCCAGTTACAACAAATTCAGAATGAGCAAAAAGTTGCTTCTTTGCAGACGCAGCGTAATACTATAAATCCTACTGACACTAGCGCAGCAACTGAAGCAGCTCAAAATCAAGAGTCTACTGTAACTACCAATGTAGTAGTTACACGCGACGCTTCTCAGATGGAAGCCTCATTAGTAGAAGAGCGCAAACTCATGGAAGAAAATCTTGATTTGGAATATGCCTTGATACTTGATACTAATAAGAGATTATTAGAGGCAGGAGATGACCAAGCTCGTTCTGAAGAAGAAATACTTATTGAGCTCAACAAGAAAAAACTTGAGCTGTGGAGTGAGTATGACCAGAAAATCTTAGATGCAAGAGAGCGCGATATTGAAAATCAGCTTGAGCTTGTTAAAAAAGGCAGTGAAGATGAACTTAATCTGCTACTTCAGCAAAATGAAGTACGTAGACAATTAGCTTTAGCACAAAATGCTGCTAAACCCGCAGAACAGCAAGTAAGTACATCTGTAATAAATGCACAGTTTGATAAGTCTGCAGCTCAAACTAAAGGGTCATTCCAAATGACCAGCTTTGATGAACAACAAGCTCTTGACGAGGCTGTATTTAATGAAGTTAAACGCAGTGAAACTGAGATAACTCGATTTAAGCTTGAACAAGAAAAAGCTAGATGGCAAGAACAAATAAGACTTGCTGAGTCTGGTGGACTTGATTGGAGTCAAGCTCAAATAGATACTGCTAAATCTACCGTAAAAGGAATAGACCGTGAATTATCTGAGCTTGATAACTTCATAATGAATATTGGCAAAAAAGGTTTAGGAGGTACTTTACTTGAAAAGCTTGGATTTAGCGATGACCAGATAGATGCTCTTGGAGATGCAGTTAATATAGTAATTGAACAACTTCAGTCTATAATGGATGCCGAAGTTCAATTAGCAGAACAAGCTGTAGAAGCTGCAGAAAAAAGAGTAGAAGCTGCACAGAGTGCTTACGATGCAGAAGTAGAAGCAAGAAATAATGGATATGCTAACAATGTAGCAACAGCTAAAAAAGAACTTGAACAAGAAAAGAAAAATCAGCAAGAAAAACAGAAAATGCTTGCTGCTGCTCAAAAGCGTCAAGAAAATCTTAATACTGTAATTCAAGCATCTTCACTTATTACTGCTTCTGCTAATCTATGGAGCTCATTCTCTTCAATACCTATCGTAGGTCCAGCTCTTGCATTAGCGGCTATTGCTACAATGTGGACCTCATTCGCTGTAGCCAAAGTTAAAGCAAAGCAAGTAACTGCAAGCCAATCTGAAGAATATGGTGAAGGTGGTCTTGAGTTCTTGGAAGGAGGTTCTCACGCATCAGGTAATGACATCGATTTGGGTGTAGAGAATAAAAAGAAGCGTCGTATGAAAGCTGAAGGTGGTGAGGCTCTTGCTATCATTAATAAGCAAAAAACAAGAAAATATCGTAAGATACTACCAGATGTAATAGATAGCTTCAACAAAGGAACATTCGAAGATAAGTATTTAAATGCATTTGGTAATTCTGAAGGATTGAGTATTTCTCTTAATTCTAATAATAGTATTGACCTCTCTAAAATTGAGGATGATGTGCGAAGCATTAGAAAGCAGAATGAAACAAGGTATTATACTATGCCAGATGGAACTGTTATAATGCAACATAGAAATGTTAAACGTATAATTAAAAACTAAAAGATATGATACCTCCGAAATATAATTTCTATATAGGCAAATTGAGTACTACATATTTGTCGCAAGATACTGATATAGATAAAAATGGAAATATTTATCATAATGCATCATCAGGAATATATGCATCACCTTATAAAAATAGTTTAGAGACCGGTAAACAGATATTTTTCAACTTAATATCTTATTACTATTATAATGCTATTTTCTTTTATGATAAAAACCAGAATTTCATATCTTCTAAGACTTTAGCGGATGTAAATAATGAGATTATAACTCCGCCTTCTAATGCAAAATATTGGGCCGTACGATTTACTTCACTCGATACAAATTTTGTAGCAAAGAAAGATACCAATTTTATCTGCTTTGTTGAAAGTGTAGAGCCGCATTTCAAGGACTTAAATAAGAAATATGCCAAAGAGAGTGGACAAGAATTTTTCCGTATTTCTATGGATGGCAAAATCAACCTGTTTGGCGATGCTTATGAAATTGTTAAGCAATCAAGTCTTGAGGACCAACTCATATTTATTATTGATAAATACAATAGAACTTCTAAAAAATGGGTTGAGTACTATAAAGGTGAATTTAATAAAACTGATTGCAAGTTTGACCACGATAAAAAGAAATGTGAACTTAAAACTACAACAATAGATAACTATACAGAGGTCATGAATAAATATGAAAATACTTATGACCTTATAAAACTTGCTCCTGAAATATCAAAAATAAACTTGCATAAACGCTCACTCATGCAAGTTTATGTCCGTGGTGCCAATTCTATAACTAATTTCTTCGGTGGTACCTATTGGGAAGATGATGTGAATGAAAGTATAGATGACAATGCTGCGCTTATAAATAACTTCTATTTTTCCTATATAAAATCTGGTAATGAATTTTACATAGAAAATTCTAACGAAGCAGGTGTTAATGGCGTATATGCCGGAACTAATGGTTATTATAGCAACTGGAATGGCTATACTTGCTATTTAGAGAAAAATCCTGATGCTCAACCACCATTTACAGATGTAAGCTACTTTATTATGATAAAAAGAAATTCAGATAATAAAGTACTATATAAATCTGAAACAGCTGTTAATATCGATGATGAAACGCTGTTTTCAGAAGACCGAGATTACACTAATGATAAACACTTAAGATATACCTCTAAACTAATAGATGTGGAAAATGCTAAAAACTCATGTACTATAAGTAATTTGTTTACATATAGAATATATAGGCGTCTGCTTTGTGATGTAGATACTGTAGAAGACTCAGAAGGTGTTAAAAATACCTATAATTTGCCATCCGATGATTTTGTTGCAGATAATAGAAATTATAAGAAGTGCATTGGTTTAAAAGGTGGTATGTTTTTTTGCACTTCTAGAGCAGTAGATGAGCCAACAAAATATGGTCTAAATGATTACGGACAGTATTTTACTAACCAGTTTATTCCTAGTAGTACAGGTTTAGGAAGACCTTTGCCTATTAGTAGAAACTCATGGGCAAATGCTTCACTGTGGTATATATATGATAGTTTTTATGAATATTTTGAAGAAAAATTAAGAAAACAGTATGTATTAAAAGATAGTTATTCTATTGGCGCGGCCATAAAGGCTATTCTCAAGAAAATAGACCCTGCATTATCACATGAGCCAACTGCAGAATATAGCCAATTTTTATATGGCACAACTAATCCACTAGGATTAGCAAGATTTTATGTGTATATTACACAAAAAACCAATATATTAAAAGGTGATTATGACCAGCCTGCTCAGAAAGCTGAAACTTCACTCGAAGAGCTTATGAAAATGTTGCGTGATTGCTTTAGATGTTATTGGTATATTGAAGACAATAAATTCAAAATAGAGCACGTATACTTCTTTATGAATGGTGGAAGCTATTCTAGTAGGTCAGGCTATCAGCTTGATTTTACAAAGCTCACAGACCAGTTTAATAAAAAGCTATCGTCTTATTTTCAATCTGAAATAGAATATGATAAGTCAGACTTAAATCAGCGATACGAATTTGCCTGGATGGATGACGTAACAGACTTGTTTGGCGGTAATACTATTGATGTTAAATCTAACTATATTCAAAAAGATAAAACAGAAGAAATAAATATAGGTCAGTTTTCATCTGATGTAGACTATATGTTATTCAACCCTTCAAATTTTTCTGAAGACGGCTTTGCTCTATTATGCCCAGTTAAAAATGGTTCTACTCTCGAATTGCCGATAATAACAGTAAATGGTCTTGTAGATGAAAATAAAGATATTTATACAGCTGTAGCTCAGAATTGGTATGCATCATGGATATATTTGCAGAATTTCTATCTTTGGGATATGCCGGCCTATAGCATAGAGTCTAATGTGCTTAATTATTTATATGCGAGGGACATAAAAAAATGTATGAAACATATTATAGAATTTCCTACAGAAGAAGACCTAGACGAGCTAGAACTTATTAAAACATCATTCGGAAACGGCAAAATAGATGAAATATCTATAAGCTTAGATACTAGAATTGCTAAAGTAAATTTGCTTTACAAGCCGGAGTGATGCTTATGTTAAATACGTTAGAAAATTTTTATATATTATTTATAATCACTAAATTTACAGCATGAAGTTAGTAAATAATAACATATCACCACTGCCTTTTTACGGTAATATTGCTTTGCAAAATCATCGTAAAGATTATGCTTTTGGCCATGTTTATCCGCTTATAACATATAAGAATATGTTATTGCCATTTCAAGTAGTTCTTGCTAGTGGGGTAGCTATACACTGGGTTAGGCTTTATAACTTTAACACTGGCAAGTATACAGACATAACGGCAAGCATGAAAGAAAATGGCTTACAGATTAAATGGTTTACTGGATTTATGCTATTAAAATATCCAGGTACTCTTCCTATAGTTGAAATAAAGCATGAAGGTTTATATTATCTAGCTATTTTAATATCAGGCTTAGGAACTATATACTCTGACATATTTACTGTAACTAATAAGGTAGACGATTATCTGCTTCTTGAGTATTACAATTCATATAACTTTGAGCTTAAAAATGGTATAGTAGATTTTTCTGACAATTTCAAATTTAGGTGCTACTTGAATACACAAATTGGCAAACCTGAATATGATTTTGAGGAAGAAGCTACTGAGCGGATGGGCTATACATTTATTGAGAGCCAAGTAAGCAAAAAGATTTATAAGTTCACGTTTGTAGCTCCTGAATATCTATGTGATGCTCTTAGGATTGTAAGACTATGTGAAAATAAACAAATCACGAGTAAATTGCAGACTTATGATTTGACTACATTTAGCATGGAGCCTGAATGGGAAGACCAAGGAGATTTAGCAGCGGTTGAATGCGAATTTGAGACTGATACTGTTATAGCTAATATAGGCGGATATGAACCTGAATTAGTTGGTGGAGATTTTAACGAAGATTATAATAACGATTTTAATATAGAATAATAATATGGCAAATTGGAGCGACTTAAAAGCAGCGGTTGCTAAAGTTATAAAGACTAATGGCAATCAAGAAATAACAGGTCAAGCCTTACAGAATGTTCTTAATAACATAGTAACTAATCTTGGAGCTAATGCAACTTTTGTTGGTATCGCGAAGCCTTCAACTAATCCAGGTACTCCTGATGGACCAGTATTTTATATAACTGGAGAGGCAGGGAGCTATCCTAATTTTGAAAATAAAACTGTAAATCCTGGGTTGTCTATATTATCTTGGAATGGAAGTTCGTGGAATGTTGCAACAATAAATACAACGCAGACGACCTCTGCCTTTGGCACGTCAGATAGTCTTGCGGCTTCGCAGAATCTTATAACAAAAGCAACCGCTTATATAAATGTATCGCAGCTATACCCTACTTCAGGTTATACAAATACAGGTACTAGAGGCGGAGACCAATATACCTTGGATGAAGCGGTACAGCTCCTGAGAGATAATGAGATGAATTCACTTCTGAGAACAACGCTTCATGGCATTATTTTTGTAAATAGGGAAACAAAAAAATATGAACTTTGGATTTTTACAGGTTATACCAAGATAGGTGATAATTATGCGAAGCCCGAACTCTTTAGAAGAGTCCTTTCGTATGACGATTATGCATCTTTGTTAAATGAAATAGAATCATCTACCTATGTTTTTAATAAAATTAATACTCTAAATTTATTATCTTTAAATTTGGTTGAAAAAATAGAGAAAAGGTCCTTTAATACGGATACGGGAGCAATTGGGGAAGAAGGGTCAAGTAGTACCAACATGATAATTGTAAATTTAGTTGGGATACATACAACTGACATTTATTTTTACAACCCCTTTGGTGAGTTCCATGTAAATTTTAAGAATATCTATTATTTTGATAAATATGGAACTTACGTCGGTAGTATTAGTTTTGACGCTGAATCAAGCGATAATTATACTCGTCATTTTAGTATTCCAAAAGAGGCGTCTAAATTTGTAGCAACGTATATCACTTACGAAAGTGTTTTTGCTAAAAAAATTGAAACCTGTGTTCCTTATGGTTTGACCGAAAGAGAATTTAACATTAGGAATTCTGATTTTTATCGCTTAGGAAAAACATTAAATTCCGTTTCAATAGACATATCTTATAAATTTGAAAAATTAAAATTACAAGTTTTCTTAAAAGCCGATAATCAATATAGGATAACATCTACATATTCATCTTTCAGAGGTAAATGCCTTGATGTTAAAGGGAATAAGACAGAATTCTCTTTAGGAGAGGTATTTATCCCGCAATATGATGTTTATTATATAATTACGAACTTTATTAATACGCAAAGCCGTGAGGCAAGTATTAATATAGAATTAGTTCCTGAAGAAATAGACATCTCTGAACAAAAAAGCATAAAGGAACTTACTAATTTAAAAATCGGAAAACTACCATTTAATGTAAGCGGAACTATAAGAGCAGGAACAATAAATAACCAAACTGGAGAGGTCACTTATAGTGAAGAAGGAACGCAAAAAATATCTGAATATGTTCCAATAATTCCAACACCTATGATATATGTAACCAACTATATAATTAATATATGGTTTTATGATATAAATAAAGAATATATAAGTCATGGGACTGCTATAAAAGCCAATAAAGCGTATAAATCTCCGGAGGGGGCCTACTATATGATTTTTGAAAGACCGTCTGGAAATGCACCTGGCACAGTGGTAAATTTTGGTTATGTGATGACTGAAGACGAATATGAGACTAGCGATGATACTACGATAGTAAATTTAAATGTAGGAAACAAACTACGTTTCTCATCACCCGACATTAAATTAAGGAATAAGACCGTTTATGTAATTGGAGATTCTGAGGCTGCAAGATTTGTGAAAGCTATAAATCCATTAGATTCATTAAATTATTGTGCGTTTTCATCTTTTGGCGGTCATTCGGATGATATGATAAGTTCAAATGTTGGAATTAGCACAGTAGGGAATGACGTAAAACTTACTTCTCTTAAAAATGCAAAAGTTATTATACAATCATCTACTAACGGAGACGACATACCGAGATTACGGGCATATATATTAGAGCTAATAAAAAATATAAGGCGGTATGGAGCTACTGAAATATGGGGACTGAGTTTGTGTGTAAATGTAAATTCAACATTTGAAGATTTAAAGAATAACGGGAGATACCAAATGCAGAGGATATTATTCGGAGGTCACTTTATAGACCACCTGGCCGCCGTTTACCAAATGGGAGTATATTACAATTTATATCATCCCAAGGCTTTTACGCAACCAGCCCTTAGTAGTAATGTGGACATTTATTTTGACGACATCGAGCCTTTCATTGAATTGTCTAACCCTATATTCGCCGTTGGACTAGATTTCTACATGCAGTACTATGACGATAAATATGATGTTTACACTGTAGCTAGTATAGATGAAGAAAACAATAAAATTACTGCAACTTTAAAAACTAATAACAGTGATATTAAGCCCGGCGGTACAGCAGGTCAATATACGGAAAAAGTCACTACTAGTGTTTGGGATGGCACTAAAATAACTAAAGGATATATTTACAATGAGAAGGATAAAACGAATATAGAGCAGGGTAGATTGCCTTATAATATATACGCAGACCATACGGTACATTATGGGCGTATCTTAGGGGCAATAATAAAAGAAATGCTATACGCATCTGGAGCACTCGAATATGAAGATGAATTAGCGGTCGCATATTTGAATCATTAGAATGGTCATAGCATAAAGAATCCTTCCCAATCGAGAAGGATTCTTTTGAAAAATAAAAGAACATATTTCCTGCGCAGGAATATAGATATATAATTAACTTTATTGTTTAACAAATTTCTAAATTCTTCAAATTATGGGACAAACTCAACGATTGGCTAATGTTTCTTGTGGTAGTTCTAATTGTCTGGCTATATATAGTTCACTGACAGTAACAATCACTCCAGCAGCTGCACCAGCGGCCTAATTGAAATTGAGGGTACTCAGGGAAGTTTTTATACTTCTCTGAGTGCCCTCTTTTTTATTAACAATTCAAAAAGATAAGCTATATGTTGTTATTCAAAGATATAAAGCAGAATTATCCTGTATACATTCTTGATACACAGGAATTTAGCCTTATTCAAGGCAAAGCCACTCAGGTGTCGTTTCCTCGATTGGAAATGAACCAGAAGACTGGCAAAACAGAGATGGTAGTAGATGTTACTATAGAGGCCAATGGAAAAATGGCAACTTACGCTATTCCTGAAAGCCACTCAGTTACCTATGCTGGGCATCTTGTTCTGTCAACAGAAAAATCTGGATTGACGAGCGAAGTTGAAGCTCAAAAGGCAAATGCTGAACAGGTTTTGGCTTCTGCTTCTAAAGCTCAAAACATCATTGACAAAGCTCCTTCATTACTCGCAGAACTTAATCCTATGTATAAGGAAAAGCAAGAAACAGAGCAGCGCTTCGGCAAGATTGAAGGTTCTATCGGTGAAATGAAAGAACTCATGAAAAAGCAGCAGGAAATGATGGAGAATTTCATCAAAAAATTTGAAAGCTAAAAGTTATGGGACACAGATTAAAATGTATCATAGTAAAGCATCATACGTGCGACCATGATAAGAAGCACGAAGATGAAGAGGATGTAGTAGTAGAAAGCAGAATAGCTACTCCTCATGGTGAGCATAAGGTCAAATTCGATTTACCTTACGAGCAAACAGCGAATGCTCTTATGTCTGCTAAAGGATATTCTGAGTATGTCAAAAAGCACGGCTATCACTTTACAGATGCTCTTGCAGAGCACGTAAGTAAAATGATGGTAAATGCTAATGGCCAACAGCACACATGGACAACTTCTCAAGTCAAGAAGTCTATGGAAAGCCTTGGTCTGACAATTCCTAGCCATGTAACACACGGAGATGCGGCGTATCTTGCTAACATGGCTTATGCAGATTTCTATCCAGACCCTCTGAAAGATGAGGCTGCATGCTTAAGGTATGCTTATAAAGTAGCAAATGACCCTGATGGCTATGAGGGCATGATTTTCTGCAGATGGACTGCTGACGCAATCGGAAAAGCAATCAAGTTGGACTGGGAAAAATTCGTATAATATGTTAGAACTGATTGAAGCCAAAAACTTTGACGGACTGATGTTTTTCATAGCGGTTAGAGTCGGAATAATCCTAGTTTGCTGGTTTTTCATGGTGGTCAGTAGTATCGTGGACTTCTGGAGTGGAACAACTACAGCAAAAGCACTCGGCCAAGCACTTATGTCGCATGGTTTTCGTAGAACTGTTACAAAAATAGGCGACTATGTAAGGCTAATGCTTTTCGCTCTTATGTTTGATATACTGGGAAGCTTGTTATCATTCTATATAGTACCGTTTGCTACAATTCTGTGTACTATAGCTGTAATCTACATTGAGGGTAAATCTGTTGTGGAGAACAGTAAGCGCAAAAAGGCTCATGCAGCTGATGTGCCTGATATAGTAAAGAAAATTGTACAAGCAGCCACTGCAGAGCAAGGCCACGAAATACTTAATGAGATAACAAAAATAATCGCCTTAAATGACAAAGACAATGAGAAAGATAAATAAAATCATAGTCCATTGCTCTGCTACTCCTGAAGGACGAGATGTTAAAACTGAGACCATACGAGATTGGCATGTGAATGGTAATCATTGGAAAGATATTGGTTATCACTATGTGGTTGAGCTCGATGGCTCTGTTCATAAAGGCAGAGATGAAAGTGTAATTGGAGCTCACTGTTCAGGTCAAAATACAAACTCTATAGGAATATGCTATGTTGGTGGTGTGGCAAAAGATGGTAAAACTCCTAAAGATACGCGCACTGAGGCTCAAAAGCAATCTTTACTCGAATTGCTGAAAAGCTTAAAGGTAAAATACCCAAATGCTACTATTCATGGACACAGAGAATTTGCAGCTAAGGCATGCCCCAGCTTTGATGCTAAGTACGAGTATAAAGACCTCTGAAGCACATAAAAGCCATTCTCGCACATAAGAAATTATTGCGAGAATGGTTTTTATATTAAATATGAATAATAACAAATAAAACTCAAAGATTATGCGAGAATTAGCGAGAATAATTACACTTATATTTTTAGCCTCTATATTATATAGCTGTAAGTCAATTCAATATGTGCCAGTGGAAACAACGAAAAGAGATACTACTTACTTATCTCAGACCAAAATTGATAGCATATATCATAGAGATTCAATCTATGTAGAGCGCAAAGGCGATACCGTGTATCTCAGTAAATATAAATACTTGTATAAATACATAGAAAAGCATGATACTCTCTGGCGAGAAAAAGTTGATACAATTCAAGTTGCATACCCTGTAGAAGCTCGGCTTACTAAATGGCAAAAGATAAAAATTAATATTGGTGAATACCTGATAACCGCCATAGCCTTAGTAATTATATGGCTGTGTGCAAAATACTTCATAAAGCGGTAAACAACAGAAACAATATAAACAAGTCATTGTTTATGCCTAAAGTGCTCAAAATCAATTACTTATATATGCTGTAAACAAAGAAACAATAATTTCATTAAATCTTTTCGTATTAAAAGCCGATATTTCTTATTAACCTTAATGTTAATCGGAAATTAAGAAATTAAGTTTGAAATATATAGGGGCATTGTTTTTATTGTTTCTTTGTTTACAGCAATTTCAAAGCCGCACTAAAATTGCTGTTTAATTATTTTTAACAAATAAATTCTCAAAAAATAATGGAAAAAAAATTTTTTTCTTTCGAGAATAGTTTGTATATTTGCATATCGAAAATAAGATAATAAAATTCACCAAAATATGGAACAACAATTTAATATAGGTAATGTAATTGAGCACTACAAGCTAAATACGGAAGATTTAGCGAAGGTGTTATTTCCTACTGTTAAATATCCGAAACAGGCATTTGACCGCGTGTTAAAGGGCGAAGCCAATTTGGATGTTATACAGTTAGAGCGATTGGCCAATCATATTGGCGTGTTAGTAACTGATTTGTTTTCAGCAAATACTTGGAAAGGTTCATCTGAAGATGGATGCCTAACAATGCTGAAAGGCGAGTATAAAGTAAAGCTGAATTATAAAGGCGTGTACGTATCTATATATAAGAATAATGAGCTTATCCACCAAAAGCTCTCAAACGTACCAGATATGACAGTAAACGAGTTTATTAACTATTTAGATAACTTCATTAAAAATTACGAAAATGGAAACCATTAAAATTTCTGTTGAGGTTAGCGTAAACCTGTCTGAAAATACGCAGAAGTTTTTAACTTCATTGTTTGCAACAGGAGTTCCAAGTGGAGCTCAAGTAGCCGCTTCAGTTTCTAAACCTGCTCCTGCTGCGCCAGTAAAGCCGGCTCCCGCAAAACCTACTCCTCAGCCTGC